GCATAAGTTCGATGATCGCCTGAATTAAACTCGGTAGTGCTGCTAAAATCTGCAAAAAAGTAGTCATGTTATTCTCCTCTTATTCCATCGATTAATCGCCATTTAACCCAATACCACATTCTCACACCAGCGTACATAATTGCTGCATGGACAGGATGTCCCTTAGCTTTTACGCATTGATATAGTTGTCTATCAGCAATTAATCTCTTCGTTGCTGATCGCTGTATCCATCCGTCCGCACATAGGTAATCATGTGTTACACAACATGCTATCCAGTTTCCGTTTGGATAGCATGTACAACGATTATCGATCATAAATATGACTCATTATCTCATCATATCTAGTTTGAGTGAGCAGATTTTTAGACACAAGCAGTTGCATTCCTTGAACAGTCCTTGAATCAGCAAGACTAATATATGATGCTGCTTGCTGCATTCGCTGAAACACCCTAAGCACTGGATCAGTCTGAGCGGCCACTTCTATTGCCACAAGTTCATCCAGTGTATAAAGGCTTTGATATTCTAATTGTGTGAACTGTTTTGCTACTGGTCTTGGAATTTCGTATAATGTGTTAACAAAAGTTCTGTTGGTATGATCAAACGTATATTCTCCAGTAGGCGCATATTTTGAAGTATCATAGCTTGGAGTTGCATCAGTGTATTCAAAAACCCCAAGATCATTCAATTCATTTACTGATAATTCATCCAAATTTGTTCTTGTCATACCATTTGCAAGTCTTATTCGATTCGGCAATGACGGAAATATAATATAATTTGTGTCTATAAATTGAAGATACATTTATATTCTCCTATATGTTTTGATTATTCAAAAACTTCACCTGTAACTCTATCAATATGTTTGCAACGTATTGAAGTATCACAGTAAAGTTTATACCCAGCGTCTCTTGCCAGTTGACTGAAAAAGGAATCCTGAGTTAAATTTGACGTTGTAACAAACCAGGGAAACCTGATCTTCCGAAATATCTCAGTCTTGAACAGAGTACATCCCATTGGGATTGTATATACTTCATGGATTTCTCCATCCGGATTTAATGCTTCGCGTTTACCGTTAATCAGCACAATCGGTGTCCCTTCTTTTGTCGGAGTCTTCTTTGGATACCATGCACCCACCACGTCCAGATCATGATTTTTAAGCCTAATAAGCGCATCTGAATAGGGAAATGTGTCATCTTCAACAGTCAATACCCAATTGGCTCCATCACTTAACGCTGTCATAAAAGCATCATTGTAAGCGTCATCGACTTTTCGACCGTAAACGTTATAGTATTTTACAAAGATATCACTTGGAATCTCTAATTTTTCCACACACGGAAGAGATTCTGCTTTTTGTTCTGTTGCTACTACAATCATCAATCTTGTTGGATGATTTTCCAGAAAACGTCTTTCAGTTTCTTGAATATGATCTAATTGTGGAATCGGAGAACGACCAATTTGACATAGGGCTTCCATCGTCCCCTTCCCGACACGACCCGTCGACTGAAGCTCATAATAGGCATCCATCGTAAGACGCTTGTTCCAGTATTCTTCCTGATTGAGATTTATCTCAGATCGTGTATATTTCTTTGGAAACGATTCCCAAATTTGTTTCAGTATATCGAATTCTCGTACTGCACCAACCATTGCAACATCTTGTTCCTCAAGATCAATATGCTTGAGTTCAGCCTTCAGAAGGGATTTTTCATCTCCTTTTTCTTCTAACTTCATGATGTCATGCTCAATAATTTTCCTATTAATAACAGCACGTCTGATATTGTTATATTTCATCTGAAGTTCAAGAACACATTGAGCATATTGCATCTCTTTAGTTGCGTGTTGTCCGACAACAAATTTCTCAATCTGATAAGGCGTTCTTGGCTGTTGGATTTCAAAGAAAGCTTGTTTTAATTCATCTGTGATTTCGAAATTTATCATGTTATTCCTGAAGTTTAATAAGATGCTGTTATTATATAACCGGCAATATTTTTAGATGCTTGGTTATAACCAGAAATTCCAGCAGCACCGTATCTTGCTTGACTCAAATTAGCAGAAGTTTGTGCTACAGTAGTATCAGTAGAGTAAGTAATTTTATCTGTTATAGCAAAAGAACTTCCATTATACCCACCCATTGCATAACCTTTAGTATCTGCTGATACACCAATAACATAGCTTCTTGCTTGACTCAAATTAGCAGAAGTTTGTGCTACAATAGTATCAGTAGAGTAAGTAATTTTATCTGCTGTAACAAAATAATTTCCATTATACCCACCCATTGCATAACCTTTAGTATCTGCTGATACACCAATAATATAGCATCTTGCTTGACTCAAATTAGCAGAAGTTTGTGCTACAGTGGTATCAGTAGAGTAAGTAATTTTATCTGTTGTAACAAGATAACTTTCACTCCACCCACCCATTGCATAACCTTTAGTGTCTGCTGATACACCAGCAGCACCGCATCTTATTTGACTCAAATTAGCAGAAGTTTGTGCTACAGTGGTATCAGTAGAGTAAGTAATTTTATCTGTTGTAACAAGAGAACTTCCATTCCACCCACCCATTGCATAACCTTTAGTATCTGCTGATACACCAATAACATAGCTTCTTGCTTGACTCAAATTAGCAGAAGTTTGTGCTACAGTAGTATCAGTAGAGTAAGTAATTTTATCTGTTGTAACAAGATAACTTCCATTATACCCGCCCATTGCATAACCTTTAGTATCTGCTGATACATCAACAATATAGCTTCTTGCTTGACTCAAATTAGCAGAAGTTTGTGCTACAGTGGTATCAGTAGAGTAAGTAATTTTATCTGTTGTAACAAAATGATTTCCATTATACCCACCCATTGCATAACCTTTATTCACTCCATTATAACGAATAATTGTTCTCACAGCAGCATCAATATGTGTATTTCTCGGAATGATTTTTAATAATCCCATTAGCTGATCTCCATTACACTTCCAGAAAGTTCAAGATCACCATTTGCTGAAGCAATTCCAACAATAGTGTCACCAGCTTCAAGAACAAGTTTTCCTTCCATCACGCCAATAGAAGTATCCGCAACAACCGGAACAGTATAACAAAGTCTGGTTACTGCATCTGCGTTACTATCATCAGTCCAGTAAATAGTAGCATCAGCTGCATTTGTTCCATCAACATTCGCCACCTGAAGATGTATCACAATTGCTGTTGTAGCGGCAGGACAAGTGTATGCCAAAGCACCAGTTGTTGTCATTAATGCTCTGAAATTCTTAAATGTATTTGCCATTAAATCATCCTCCTAATGCGATTATAAGCCCAATATCAGTATCATCACCTTTGTATTTACACCATAACCCTGCAAAATCACTTGCGGACGGATTTTCAATAGCTGTTGTAGTGGACTTAATCGCAATATATTTTAATGCAGCATTAAACGTCAGAGTGAAATCAGTGCCATCATTTGCTGAAGCATAAGCAATATATACATAGGCATTATCCCCATCTGCTCCGGTTGCACCTTGGAGAGAATGTTCTACACCATCACTACCCTTGGTATAATATAGATGATCTGTTTTTGGGTACAGCGCTACAGTGCCGCTACTTGGAGTCGCCGGTGCGTCTCCTTCAACCATTATGATTTTACTGGCATTTGCCATTTATACCCCCACAAATAATATGGTATCAGCACCAAGGATAAGTGTACCAGCATTAATAAATGTCCCAGAATTAATTGCATACTCCTGCCTTTCTCCAACAATAACAGTCTCACCCGTGTTTATTTTCCAATAGGGAAAAAATGCTGTGCCTGATATATCAGGCAATGAATCAGTTGCTTTCAATTCCTCAATCGATCCACCATAGTTGCATAAAGGTCTTTTCGTAGCCATTCTTACACCAACACGATTGGAACTTGATATTGAAAATTGATTGCTGTTGTGCTTGTTGCAATACCAATTCGCTGAATGACATTGCCTGATCCACTTGGTGCAGTAGATGAAGCAGCACCAGGAGTAGTAGATAGAAAGACAATTCCAGGTGTTTGTCCGGTTACCTGAGTATTTGTTCCCTCGAAATAGACCGTTGCATTATTCCCTAAAGATACTGCCGCAAGCACAAATCCATGTGCCTCTTTCCCCGCTGTTGTTGCGTCAGCCTTTCTACATTTTGCACCAGTCGAGTTATAAATATTTACAAAATCCCCTGCCGCTAAATCTTCACTGGCAACAATAATGGCTGTGTCAGCACCAATTCCAACCGGCATGAAAGTACTATCCAGTCTTCCAGCTCCATCCAAAGCAGGAATTTTCCCAGCATCCGCAGCTCCAGCACTGGTTGTTTTGCTATTTATGATAGTAGAGTCCAGTATGCCATTTGCATTTAGTGCTGGAATTTTGCCCTCGTCTGCAGCTCCAGCACTTGTCGCCACTGCCGATTCTTCAGTAATTACACCGCTTTGATTTTTTAAAAACTTGTGTGCAGCCATGATTCTTCTCCTAATTTAAGAATATTGGTTCATGAAAATTGATAAACATCTTGGTTGATGAAATCGGAAATCCAATTATGAGACTGAACCCAACCGTCGGGGGAGTCTGCGTCATCAATCCATTCACCCCAAGCCAAATTGGTGTATTCAATATCCAATTCCATGATGGTTCACTGATTTCTCCATACGTCTGGATCGTGACATTTGCGTCTGTAACTGCTGCTCCTGTTGACATACCAACAATTCTATTTGCATGGGATAAAATAGTGCTGTCTGCATATTCCACTTTTTCAAGATCGTTTAGAATTACGATCCTATGCCCGCCAATTATAATTGAAGCAGGATAATTAACTATTGAATTTCCTGCCGAACCCGGTGCCCCTTGTGGACCAGTAAGAATGCTTTCTATTATATTGACAGTTCCAACATCACTTTCAATAATAATTGTTGGTTCTGCTACAGTATAAAGAACATCAGCCATTTATCACCTCGTCACGGCTGCAATAAGTTTTGCTGTTCCATACTGTTTTAGAACACTTTCACCACTGGCTGAAATAAGAAATAAATCATAGACACCATCAATATTTGTGTGAGTTTCACAAATACCCATTGAATCTTCATTTTTAATATAAATTCGATATTTTCCATTGATAGCATTGTCTAAATAAATACCAGAAGCAGCATCAGCAGTCCATGTGGAAGTTTTTTCAATGAGGGAAATAACAGGGTTTGCAGAATTTAGAAGAACACGAACCATCATTTTTGCAGTATAGTTTGTTAAATCTACAGGGGTCGGAGTTGATCCAGTTTTCCATTGGAATTCCTGATCGAATGTCCCACCCTCGTAAATAACTAAATTTATCTTTACAGCAGTACATCCCATATATTCAACCTCTATTTAATCAGTTGAAATTATCTACAAATCTTTGAAAAACTCATAGCACAATTCTCTTTGTAAAGCAATGAGTTTTAACCAGCAGCAAGGACAGCACACATGATCCTTAGTTTTCCAATTGATTCTTCTGGAATTGTATATGTTGTCCAATTAGTTGTATATGAACCATTTATATAAAGTCCTGGACCAATTTGTAGTTCTGTTACTGATGATGGAAATGTGGCAACACTCCAACCAATAGATAGGTTTTCATATTCCATAAGTGCAGACCAATGTCCTGGACTTTCTTTCCAAAGATTTATTGCTCTGTCTATTTCATCATCATCTGTATCCAAACAATCAAAAATAGCAAGAACATCTTGATAATATAGGATATTATATTGGAATTGATTTAAAGATGTGTTTTCCTTTATATGTGCCATTTTTTTATTTGGGACACACCAATTATAAAGATGTGCATGAGCAAAAACTGATAATTTTGGTGAAAATCCAAGAAAAGAAATTGGTTGGGAATAAGAACTATGGTATGGGAAAGGTCGAACAATTGGAGTAGCTTCGCTTCTGGCTTGGTTAATATCAGTTACAAACTTTGTGTTAAGATCAGTATAATTAAAAATACTTAAATTAAAAAATTCATGAGGAATAGATGGAAAAACAACGTCTTCTAAAGTATCTGCATCCAAAAACAAATATAAAAGATTACCTCTGCTCCATGGTATCAATGAAATTGCAAAGATCATTTGATCATTCCAAGATATATATTCAATAAATTGATAACCTAAATATATTCCATCTTCAGTTAATATTTTCTCTGTAAGAATTTCATAAGTCGTAAAATCATAAACTCGTATCATATTTCGATCACAAAGAGGTCCAGAAGATGTGTGTATAAAACAATAAATCTTTCCATTGTGAACAATGCATCTTCTAATACTAAGTAAATAATGATAAGCTTCTGACCATAATGAATAAGTAACCACTCCATCAATTTCTTGACCAACTGAAAACAAAAATCCATAATCTACACTACGCTCTTCGCTTCGAAGTAATCTAGAACCATAAAAATCATCAGATTCATAAACACGAAACATTGATTTACGATATCCACAAAACTCAGCATAATCATCATCATCATATGAAACATAGGCAGAAACAAAAACAAATCTTCCTGATGTCCCTACAACTTTTGAAAAAACAGACCATTGATCACAATCAGAAGGAACATATCTACCATTATAATATGATTCAGTTATATCAGCTAAAACACCTTGTAGATGTAATCTCCGATGGAACATGTCCTGATCACTATGACCCCAAATTTTCTGAACGAACCACATTGAACCAAAATCGGACATTATAGTTTTTATCGAACCGAAATCACCGGTCAAGTTGTCCTCTACATTATTTGGCCCATTTATATCCAACAAAGGAAGTCTGACAATAAATTTACCATCAACGTCACTATACCCTCTCCAATTATCAATCTCAGTATCAAAAACAATACTATTTGTATTTGCACAAAATCCACTTAAATTTTCATGAAAACGAATTCTCGTATCTCTAGGGCTTTGAAAAGTTGAAACATCGATTGTTCTTATCAATGTTAAACCAGAAGAAGTTATGTCATAAAAATAAAGTTTTCTAAGATCTCTGTCATAAGAGATTATTCCAACTTTACTTGGATATAGTGTTTGCTCAAGATAAAATATATTTTTTTTTGTACTCGTTATTTGATCATAATAACTTGTGTCTGATATATTCAATTCTAATTTTTGTAAAATATTTGTTGACACAACTCTAAATTGATTAATTGATTTTTTCCAAAAAGAAGCGGTGTAAAATTCTGCGACAAAATTTTCGATTGGGATAGCAAAAGCATAATCATTCAAACAACGTGCAATTTTTGTCGTACCTGAATAAATATACTTTATATGGTAATCATCCTCAACTATTGAAATATTCTCTGATCCAAAATCAATAATAAATCCATTTTCATTAGTTAATTGGACAACATCATTTGCAATGGTAATCTTTTGATTACCATAAACAGTTCCAGATTCATCACAAGCTTGGATAATTAATTTTAATTTGTTACTAATTATTTCAGTAATCAACAAATGCTGACCATCTAAATAAACTTCAAAAGTATAATAAACGCCTAAAGAGTTCATATGAAATTTTACAAAATAGGAAATCTGATCGCCTTTCTTTTGGACATAGAAAGTAGCTGATTCCCCTTCACGTACAATTTTTGTACTTTCCCGATCTGGATATTCAACTTTATTTTGGATGGGACTGCCACTTTTGGATAGTGGCATTACATAAAATGTTTTTTTCACAGAGGACATGATTATACTACCATTAAATAAATTTTACCTTTGTAAAGCATTGTATCAGGAGATAAACCATCTATGACTTGAATTGGTTCAAACTGAACCGGTCCATTTGATTCTTCATTTACAAAGCGGACAGTTTTTGAAAATGTTTTAGAATTGGACAAAATGATTAAAGGATAGGTTGCACCAACTTGTTCAGCAAGTGCCATCAAACTGTCAACGGTTGATTTTGACTGAAAACCCTGTGATTCCGTAGAAGAAAGAATTATCATTCGTCCTTTTTCTGAAGCAGGAAATTCTTGGACAATTAAACCACCTCCAAGAGTTCTTGCAGTTGAAACAAAAACTTTGGAATACAGATATTCATTTTCAAAAACCATGTCCCTGTCCAAAGTCACTGATCCAATAATTGTTGTCATAGATTTTACTCCTTAAATCAATTTCTATAAAGTTTTGGTGAACCGTCCGCAGCTTGTCCAATTCTTCGTTTCGAAAGAAACTGATAATTTAATTTACCAGTACGATCTTCTGTTTCAATTAATAAAACCCAATCATTATTTTTTACATAAGCAAAATTACAATCAACATAAACTTCTGTATTGTTCTGAAGTTTAATTTTAACCTTCTTTTGATTCGAACTATCAACAACAATACCATCAATAAGATGTACTGTATTATGCGACATTGTATATCTTTTTATTTCATCATAAAAAACAAGAAAAGCTGCAAGTGCGTTTGAATAGGTTCCGCCAGAAGTCAATTCTGAATTAGAGGAAGTTTTTTTTGCCATTTTAAGGTTCCACAAATTCAAATGTAGAGACATCCATCCAAAGACCATCAGTTGCAGAAATACTTAAATCAACTGAAGATACTTTTAATTGTTTTCCATTCAAATTTAAACGACTATCTGAAATAGTTATCCAATCATTTGGATAGATTATCGTTTTTGGAAATGTTTTAAAAGTTCGTCTAATAGTTGTATAATAATTTCCTTGTGAAGGATCATCCAAAAAACGTGTTCCTCTTGCGACAGCCATACTTTCAGTCGTAATTAGAGTATCTTGTATAATCGAAGCCTCAATATCTCCATTTCCACGAATCACTTTGACATTAATCATTTGTTTATTCCACCGTAAATGTTTCGTTTGCCAATTCATCATCATCTGAATCTTGGTAACCAGGAGCAACTATCCTAATAGTATGATCACCTGTTTGAAGATATGGGATAATCAAAACGCCATTAGTCGATGTTGTCCCCCTATAATTTCCATCAATATAAACTTTTGCTGATCCAACTGCAACTTCACTTGTGTAATCAGCAATATTTAGTGTAACTCTACGGTATTCTCCACTAAACAAATCAACAATGTTTGTGGACAGAGATAAAAGCTCTCCACAAACTGTTTGGACATAAACTGTAAATTCACCTGAATATGTGGTCGGAACACTTACAGAACCATCATAATAATAGGATTTATACTGTGCAGTTGCAAACATATATTTATCAAATGGTTCATCCAATGTTATTTCTTTTGAATATTGTTCACAAGTAAATCCATTTAATTTAGATGGATTAAATGTTGTTGGAGTCAAAGTTAAATCCTGAAACATTGGGAAAGACAAATTTGCTACACCATCTGTAAAAGTTAAAACCTCAGAAATATCTTCCCAATATCCAACTCCAGTAGCGCTAATACTCACTTCATTGCCGGATGAACAAAACTTACTTTTAATAATAGAAGGATCACCGTTAAAAACAAAATGGAAAATTCTTTCTGTTGCGCTTGGGACACTACCAGCATTATACAAAGTTTCAACACCACTTGTTTCTTCCCAATCCCTATGGTAGGCCAAAGCTGCCGGAAAGCATGTTCTTTCTTTTGTTTTATCCTCATTTGAAACTGTTACAGATAACGTGTTTCCACACTTTGTAACCAAAAATACAACATAACCAGATTTGGCATTGGGAAAATCTTTTGTTCCATAGGCTGTAGTATAGGATACTTCCGCCACATGAGATTTGGTTTTTTCTGAAATCGTGGCTGTTTTGGAATTTTTTGTAAATTTAATTGTATAACCATCCAATGTCCTACAAGAACCATCCCAATAAGTATTAGACAAATTTGCTGTTCCATTTGTAAAAATTATCTTTTCTTTAATAGTTTTCGTTTGTCTATTAAAACTAACTGAAAAATATTGTCCAATTTGATCATAGATTTTTGTAATTAAACTATAATCACCATGAACAACAAGGGTTGTTCCATTGAAAGAAGCATCAATATCTGAACAGTTTTGTTCTTCATCTTGTAAAGCATTTGTGGACACAGAAGCAGTTAAATAACCACAGTTAGTTTCAAAATATAAACTATATGATGAATATTTTTCAGTGTCCAATAAATAGATATTTGGTATCGTATAAGTTTCAGAATAATAATTTGTCGTATATTGGATAAAGGCTCCAATATATTCTTTCGAACAACCTGAAAGTTTTAATTGATTTGTGCCATACGTGACTGAAGGATTGAACGAAGCTGACCCTGGGAAACTACAAGAAAAACCAGTATTTATTGGTTTTGAAGAAGTTGCTTTACCTTTTTGGAAAACAATAAACTCCGAAATTATTTCTGAACCACCTGAGGATGGAATTGAAACAGTTTGTCCTCCAACATCAAAAGCAGATTTAATTAAACTTTTGTTTCCATAAATTTTAACTTTAAATTTTGTTTTATCTTCATCCAACAAACTGGATTCAACAACCATCGAAGAACAAACAATGCTGTCTTCATCAACATTTGCTGTTATTGTCAACAAACTCGATGCAGTTTTGTCCTCAAAATAAAATAAAACATAATTTTCATCATCATTGGACACAGAAACAGAAAAATCTTTATATTTAGTTGAATAAGTAACAGACTGAATTGCCAAAGGAATAGTGTCTGATCCTTTGACATCTGTTTTTCCTTCCTGATTAAATTTAGATGTGTTCCCAACACCCCAAATAAGAACCACGTTCTCTGTCGTTGAAACAGTACCAGAAGAACCACCAGATACTGATGCACCAGACAGTGCCATTGCTACGGGTGCAAGATTTGAAACATGATGATAATAAACCCTAACAGTACGGGGTTTGTTTATTTCCCATTGTTCCTCTTCTTCTGCCTCCAAAACTTCATAAGATAATTGATTCGAAACATCTGATTCAGCACCTGTAATAGTAATTGCATTGTGTCCAAAACTATGTTGTGTTTCTTCATTCAAGGACACAATATGGTCAAAGTCATTAAAATCTGCAACTATAGTTGATCCACTGGTTTTATAGGTCTCTATTGAAAGATTCCCATCTGGTAATGGAACCAATTGAGCACCAATAACATCAGCAAGTGAAGATATAACCTCAATTGGGGAACGCTCTGAAACAGAAAAAGATTTAGCCTTTATAAGATAATCTTCGACATTCCAGGTCACTGTTGGTTTATTTGCCGGACAATAAGTAGTTAAAATGTCCTGGATTATTGCAGTTACAGTTGCATTTTGTGTTTGCCATAAATGAGTAGTTTCTGATGTGTCTTTAATTATTTTTGAATAAGGCTTGTCCAACAAAGCTTGTTTTGATCTTCCCCAAACAGAAAAAACTGTTCCTTCTATATCAATTGGTACAGATCGTTCTTCACACAAAAATTCATAAATATTATTTCCAATCAAAACTTTTAAGCATAGTTCGCCTTTATTTTTCTCTGGGTCAAACCAATCCCAAATTTCCAAAGAATTTAAAGACAAATCAAGGGTGAAGCAATAGCTTGAATCAGACATTGAAATCTTTGCTGAATCAAACCATTGTAAAATCGATTTTCCATCCTTAAGAATATTTATTTTAATCACATCAGACATCTTTTATGTTCCTAAAAATGTTTCGTCAAAAACAAAATTAGGTAGCGATTCATTTTGTGAATCGATTTGATTTCTAATATTCAAATAATTGGACACATTGATATATCCAATTTGATTGACAAAGTTGGACACACTGTTTACAAAAACAGTGCCATTATTTATAAAAGTGATTTCACCAGTTCTTTTATTATAAAAGAAATTGGACATGACTAAATCACCTGAAATATTAACATATTCCGGAAAATCATTTCTCACTAATAAACTGGATGTTACATTATATTGATTATTAAGACTATTTATTATTTGTAAATCTTGTCCAATTCGTATTGAATTTAAAAATAAAAAAGTAAATATTGGATAAAATCGTATCAAAAAATTAAGTTCTGATGTTTGTTCAAAATCAAATGGAAAAAGGTGGTCAAGAATTAAATCAAAAGAAGATTCTTGATAAAAATCAAAACTAAGAGTCAATTGCAAACCTCCAAGTAGCGTCAGCGTGAATAACTATAGCACTAACGCCGGCTATTTAGAAAGGATATACAGTTTTATGACCTTGTCATGGACCAAGGTCGGTATCCTCCATCATAAAACTGCTTATTGAGACCCCATGGAAAATTTCTTCGAATGTGTCTGCCTCCACATCGAAAACACCTGTTCCACTGAAGTTCTTTGGTTATATCGGACATCCTGTGTAGGATCCATCAAAACTTTTCACCTGAACGTGGGCTGGAGTCAATCAGAGAAATATGCCCCCGGCTCCAAGGCATAACGATGGACTGTTTCCGCATCGTAAGCCACATCCATCAAATCGTACAGATTGGTCACGTGACTTGCCATTATTTGCAACTATCATCTATCTTATCACAATGCAGCAATAATTTTATATAGCTATCAATCTCACTCATAGGATAAAATCCTATTTTTAACTGATATAAAAAACCATATCACTAAAATTTACCGTCGTTCCATTAGCTATAGATATATCTTCTGAAGATTCAGCATATCCAACTATTACCTTATCAGCATGTGTATCATCATAAATAACAAAACCTCCAATCCCTGTCATATCCTCACCAGAAGCCGTTACCGACAAAAATTCACCTGACCAATACAATTTCATTCGATTGTTTGCTGTGTCATGAATAACTTCCCCAGAAGGCAAATTATATCCTCCTACAGTATATCCTCCAAAACCATCAGCAATTTCTTCACCACTAATATGAGACCAAAACTTTTGTGTAGTTGTATCTTTCACATATTCACCTGACATAAAAGCCAGTTTGAATTGATCATTATTTCCATCAATTTTTTTCTTGGCACATTCTACATTAAACCCTGCAAATACTGTCTTTGTAAAACTCACAATAAATCCTCCTAATTAAACAGATTCACCTTCCCAAGTTAAGGCAATAACATTATTGGACGCTGGTGGACATCCTGCTGGAACTATTTCTTTTATCCAAATTGCTTGTGCAGCATGTACAGTCGTAAACGTAACAGTGTCCCCTGTTGCCCAAGTTCCCCCCCATCCATCTTTATTAATTGAAAAATAAAAACTGGAACCATTTGCAGGGGCAAATGTGGATGAAATTGTTCCTGTGCCTACTGATCCTGTCACTGCTCCTGCTACAAAAAAGGTTGTTGCTCCAGTAAATGTAATTGTCCAATCTTCTGAAATTGTTCCGATATTATACAAAGAAATTGGATAGGAACTATCATTATAAGTGCCTGCTGAACTAGTTACTGTCCAATTTGATAAAATTGGAGCCAATCTGTCCAAAAGTTTTACAGTACTCACTACTGTATCTGTCGTTGAAAAATTACTATTCAATGTATCTGTTATAGTTACAACGGCATTGGAACCTATCCAAGAAACTCCAGAAATATCATGAAATTCAGAATGAGTAGTGTCACTTAACCGTATTTGTGTATTTGCTTCTCCAGAAAAAATACCAGAGGCTTGCTTAAATTGAACAGTGATTGAAGATTCCCCACTTGCAACACTATTATATAATTTTCCTGCACCACACCAATTTATTTCAGAAGTAATAGTAGATTGAATATCAGTATCATCTCCAAATATAAATTCAAAAAAATCTTCTCCTGAATTTATTGAGGACAAAAAAAGTTTTACATTCTCCAAAACAATATTGGATGGATTTTCATTTTTTATGAAAAACTTCCTATATCGTGTTACACCAGAAGTTCGTTCAGCCGATATTACATTTGGAAAAAGATTATTATTAACCCCAGAGGTTAATCGTGTTACACCAATTTTACCACCATTTGCTGTGGTATCATTGATATATAAAGACTTAAAGAATACGATATCTGTTGGTGAAATAGACATTTATAATGTCCTCCTTTAAACTGTAACCAATTTAGATCGTCGCAAATTTCGAATCAAACCTTCAATTTGGTTGGATTCTCCATAAAGTTTTGTAGATGATCCTCCAACCTTAAATTCAATTACATGAAGTGTTGGTTGGCTAGACAACAAATTCTGTCCAACACTTCCGCCACTTTGAAACTTTGAAGTGATGTTTTTTATAAAATCAGGAACGACCATACCATTCAATTTGGACAAGAGATTCAAACCATATTTCTTTACTGCTTCTTTCCTTAAAACAAACTCCCCTGGTTCAAGCCATGCAGGAATCATGTCACCTCCACCATAGCCACTCAAAGCACCGTTGAACCCTCCTTTTGCAAAACGCCTGGCCATTCCTCCTATAAAACCACCTGTATGTGCTTCTATGCCTTCTGAAGAGCTTCCAGAAGAGCTCTCCGTTCTATAAACCGTAGTGATGGTGTGTGTCACCGAAGTATCATGTAATTGGTTTTGATAATCAATAGCAGAAATCAGTGCATCCAGCCCTGTAACAATAATTGTATAGATAATCGATTTATCCACCAATTCAGACACTTTTTGGAGAATGTCATCAAGAAGAGTTGTAAACTCTTTGGCTATACCATTGTCTGTTCCATTCACATTCATATTCAAATTTACTGAAGTCTCAGATTGCTTTTGGATCTTGTCCAAAAGCTCCATAATTTCTGCTGATCCTTCTGAAAAACTCTTTGTTCCTGACTCAGCTAATTTCATCGAAACTTGAATTGAAAGTTCTGCTTTTCTTTCGGAAACAGTTTTTTGCAAAGCCTCAGCTTTTGCTTTGACCTCATCCAAAGCTTCTGTGGCTTTCTTTCCAGAATCTTTTTCAAGAATCGATATATCCATTTGATTGGACTTACTTATTTCGTAAAATGTGTTCAAGTCCTCCATTGCTTTTTTGGCTTCACCTATAGAATTGACATATTTTGTAATGTCAATCTCCAGCGAATGAGCTTGTTTAATTAAGTTGTCCAAGTTTGTTACTTGTGCACTTACTTCATCCAAACTCTTTTTTGCTTCATCATTTTTCAACTTCATCTCAGTTTTGGACATCTCTGCAATTGATTTTTCAACTTCATCAATATTACTTTTTAATTGATCTATAAGTTGCCTGGAATCTTGCAATTGTTTATTTACCTCATCTTCCTGAGCCTTACCCATTTCTTTTTGTTTTTGATAAATCTCAGCCATAAGGGATATCTGTTCTTTTGTTGTATCCGTTACACTTTTAATAACATTTCCAGCAGAATCTGTAATTTCTCCATGAAGTCCCTTTACCAGATTCTTTGCTGCATCTAAATAGGACATGTCTTCTGTTAATTGTGCCTGATTCATCAATTTATGGATGCGTTTAATTGTTTCAGAATATTTCTGATAATTAGTCATATCCTGAATTTGTAAATCAAACAAATCAGCTTTATATTGATCATCAAGATTTTTGAGTGTTTTTTGAATTGATGCTTTCTTTGCAAACAAAGAATTGTAATGTCCTACTTCTGCCTGATATAAAGATTCAAGGCTTTTTTTCTGTTCCTCAAAAGCCCTTTTTTGCGCCCTAACTTCATTAAACAAAATTGCAAGTCGTTCTTTGGACATCTTTTTTACTGTTTCAGTATTTGCATTTTCTGTTGTTGTAAGTTCAGACTGAATTTGTCTGTTTATTTCAGAAAACATATTGTGAAGTTTATTAAATTCATCAAATTGTTTCTTGGTCAACGCAACTATCGACTCACCAACTGTCGCATAAACTTGATAAAATTTGTCACCAAACTGTTTATAGGCAAGACCTTCATCATCAAGATATTGTTTATTCTTATTAGTTTGCTTAAGGAAAATAAAATTGATTTTATCGGATGTTGCCTCTTGTAAACGAATTTCTTTTTGAGACAATTCATCATATCCAATATAAATTTTATCCAGTTCTTTTTTGTAAAGAACACCTCGTGCTTGAAGAGATCGTTCGGTTTCCTGTGTTTCTTTATAAATAATAGTTTTTAATTTTTCAAATGCTTCTTCTCCAAAAGAAGTAATAGCATCCAGATATTTTATTCTCTCAGAATATTTGGTTTTCAATGCTTGAATTGCCTCGGACGCTTCCACATGGCTTAATTTAATTAATTTTTGAGTAGCAGCATTGGTTATTGTTACCATTTCATCAACATAGGTTTTTCTTACACTTCCTTTTTGTTGTTCAGCTTTCAAAGCATTCTTTTGATTTATATCGATCAATGCTGTTTCAGTTGCAAACCGATCTGAAAGTAGCTTTGTCTCTTTATCATAAGCTGTTTTTATTGCCTCAGCTTCTTTATTATATTTTGACGAAATAACTTCGATATATCCATCATAAGCCTCTTCAAATTTCTTCAGATACATCTCAATCAGTTGATTTTCCTGTTCCAAAATTTTTTGTTTATATTCCAATTCTTTGTTTCTATAAGTATTTATTTTTTCTTCATCTCGTGCATACAAAACTTCTTCTGCTTCCAATTGTTTGGACACAATAGAAAGTTCTTCCTGTAAATATTTCAAACGAGTAAGTTTCTTATCTTCTTCTGATTTGGACATCAAACTACTAATGCTGTTGTTCTGTTTTTCCAAAACAGAAAGAATAGAATTGGACCGAGTTATATAATTATTTAATTCATTGATTCTTGCTCTTTCCTTTATTTTTTCAATCTCCCTTTCTCCATATTCTATAGCGCTTTTTATTCCTTCCATCTGTTTTTGTGTATTTACAGCATTTTGTTTTTGTAACTGTTCAAGTTCCAACAAATAATCTTTATTTATTGAATAAATTGCAAAAATTTGTTTAGTCAATAACTCTTTTTCTCGTTCATATTTTTGCTTGAATGTTTCATTTTCCTTTTTTGAATAATCAGATATCATTTGCAAAGATTTAAGATAATATTTTATTCTAATTGCATGAGAAACTGCGACAAAATCTTCTTCTAACATTACTTTATCAGTAGAAAGTTTACGAAATGCTGCAAGTTCTTCATCCATTTGTCTCAAACTTTTTTGCATTTCAATTTTTTCAAAGATGGTTAATCCAGCCAAATCATCTTTAATTTTTGCTGTGACTTCTTTTCTGACTTGTTGAGATTCTCTACGAAATACAATTTCGTCCATCAATCCTTTTTTTATTTCAGTAAAAGCTTTTGATGTTATATTCATCATTTTCAATTGATTATCGATCATTTCTTCAGTTACATTTTTATTTATGAGAGCATATTGGATAAGAATCTCTTTAGTAGTTTTAACAGCCGCAGCAAATTGCTCCTGGGTTATAGCATTGTTTTCAGTGTTATTAATTAAAGTATGTAACCAATTTGATGTTGTCTGAAGAATTTGGACAAAAAACCCAAATTCACCAAGAACATGATTTCTTAAAATAGTGCCCAAATTATTCAAAGATTCATTGAACTTTAATTCTTCAACCTTTTTCATTACGTCTTTTAATTGGGACAAAGACAGGGAAGCAATATCAAAATTATCAGACATAAGAACAGTATTATCAAAAACTTCATTAAATATAGATGACGTATCTTTCGAAGCAACAGAAACTTTTACTATCTCTTTATACAAAGCCGGAAATTGCTCTTTTAGTTCTTTCAACAAATGGGAATAACTTGAGGACGATTTAATAGATTCCTCTATATTTTGGATAAAGAATTGATATGCTTCTGTATTACCAAACTTCTCATAAAGTTTTCCAAGTGTTTTCGTTAAATCCGTGAAAGACATTTTGGACAATGAAGCTCTACCAGCAGTTTTCGCCAGTTCATTTGCAAAATCAGGATATTTTCCTGAAAGAGAACCCAATAATTTATTGTGTTCTTCTTGTGTTAAATTTAGGTTAGAAAGACCCTCACTAAAAGCCTGCAAAGTAGTTGTTGTTGTGCCATATTGTTTAGACAGTTCAATTAACTGTTCAACTTGCTTCTTAGCATATATTGATAACATCCAAATTGTAGTAGCAACAGTGGTCAAAGCAGCAAGCAACGCTGTAATTGGATGTGGTGTAATAAATGCTGTCATTAAATAATCACCGAATTGCTTTAGATATGTTCCTGTAAACATCACAAAACTCTTTATTTTCAATGCAACTACATTCAATTTATTGATAAATACAGCACCAAGAGCTGTCTCTGAAATGAGTGTAAAAGCTTTGAAGTATAGGATTATCGATGCCAAACCAGCAATAAAATAGGACACAAAACTTGTCGTAAAGAAATTTACAGTCTTAGTCAATATTGTGAAAAATCCTGTTACAACAGAAATTGCCGATTTGAATGTATCTACAAGAAACAAATCCCCTAATGAAACCGCAAACAGTTTAACCTGTGCAATCATATTTTTAAAACGTGCTTCCAAACCATCCATCTGAATTGCAGCCATTTTAGCCGATGCACCAGTTTCATCCAAGGAATCAATTATTTCCCTATATTTTCCAGAAGAATAAGCAGATGAAAGTGCAAGCGCCGCTTGTGCTCCACGCAATCCAAATAATTGGTAAGCAAGTGCAGCATCACCCACAGCTTTTTTGTTTCCGTACATATCTGTGCTTGATTTTACAAGAATCAAACTAAGGTTCTGCAAAGCTCTATCATATCCAACTATTGTTGGATTAAGATCAGACATAGAGATATTCATTGCTTGGAAAGTCTGCCGAAGTTGGATGTTCGGTGCAATGAGTTTGGATATTACGTTTCTAAGGCCTGTACCAATGGTACTGGCCTTCATACCAGAATCTGCAAGCACCATTGCAGATGCTGCAGTTTCTTTTAAGGATAAACCTGCTTGTGCAGCAGAAACGCCAATATAATTAAAAATGGTGCGAAGTTTTTCAATATCCAATTTTGAACGGTTAATTGCTACAGCCATAATATCTGAAATTTCAGACACTTGAAATGCTTCTTTACCAAAAGAAACCATTGTAGATGTAAGCAGATCAACAACGGGTTCCATTTTTTCAAGGGTTCCCATTGCCAAATCCAATGTTGGTTGTAAAGCTTGGATAGATTGTTGGACAGTCAAACCAGCCTGACCCATGATTTTTACTCCGTCCGAAATTTCTTGGATAGAATAAATTGTATTGCCTGAAGCCTTTTTCATTTCTTCACCAAGGCGTAAAACCTCAGACCTTGTTGAACCAGTAATAGCTTGTAAATTAGAAAGAGACTGGTCATAGTTTGCCATTGCAAAAACACCTTCTCGCAATGCAACCGTGACCGCATAAATAGCAGATGCGGCTACAAAATAGGAAACAAACTCCTTCATTTTGGTAATAATTTTGGATAACCACGTCTCTTGTTGTTGAAGAGATTTTATATAGGCTTCATGTGCTTTTTCAAGTTCATTTAATTTTTGTCTGGCTTGTTCATACGTGAGATTTTGCGTTACAAAATCTGTCTGTATTTTCCTTACTTGTGGTCGAAGCTCTTCATATTTTGTTTTTAATTTTTCAACAGCAGTTCCAAGACGAATCGATGCTTCGTTGGACAATCCTGCTCTCTCTGCATAGGCCAACATACTTTGGGATGAAAGATTTGTGGACTCACTAACTGATTTTGTTATTGTTTCCGAATTTCTTAAAGTATTGATTAAAATCTGATATTCTGAATTCAAGCCTGAAACAGTTTTATTATAAACTTCAATATCACCAGTTGTTTGAACATCAACAGCAGCCTTTGACTTTCCAATTTTAACATATTCACCCATTTGGAAAATAAGCTGTTCGGCTGTCCTGGCATACTTCAAATGTGCATCAGAAGAGGCTTCGACTGCACCTCTATTTTCAACTAAATTTTCAGTAGATTTCTTAAAAGTATCAGCATAAACCAATCCATAGCTGCCCAACTTTTGCAATGTTGAATTAAATCCTGATAATTCTTTGTTGAATTCATGTGCAGTTAGACTTCCTGACATCAATTCAGATACAAACTTCATCAGTCCTTCTTTTGAAACATTATAGCCTGAGGCCAAGAATTTCAAAATATTGGACTCTTTTTGTAATTCTTTTGTAAGTTTTCCTTTTTCAGTATTTAATAAAATGGATGCTTCTTTAGTTTGATAAAGTTTATCCTTATGAAAAATTAAACCATTATTAATATCCAATAAATCATTCAACATCTTTCTTTGTGTTTCACGTACTTGTCCAAGAGAATCAGAATATTGAATTATCGATTCTCCCATACTTCTTAACAAAATAGGTTGGTTTTTATATTTATCTGCAAGTGTGACAAAAATATCTGAAAATTTGGCGTTTGCCTGTGTAACACGCTCAAGTTGATGAGTGTATTCATTCATTGTAGTGCCAACAGACTTGGCATTTGGAGATAATGCCAAAAATCCGTTGGACACTTTAACAATTTCCCCATCCATCAAACTAAGAGCTTTTGCTTGTAATTTCGAGGAATTGGCTAATTCAGACTGTGCTGCTTTATAGTTTATTGAAGAATCAGAAACCGTTAAAAGATGCTTATGGACATCCTTTAACGATGCAACATAACGTGATATTTCAGACGTGTTGACACCAAGTGCTTGACCGCCTTTTACCAAAGCATCATAAAAGGACTTCCCTTTTTCAGACGTAGATAAAATCGCACGTCCAAGAACTGTTTGACTTAATGCTACATCAGTAAGACCTGTATTTAATAATTCATTTGCAGCACGAAGATTTTTTTGTGCAGTTGTCGCTTTTTTTGTATTTTGAATCCAATTTTCAATGCTTTTACTAACAAGAGTTTGTTTATCATAAATCCACGTAAGACTGTTGCCTAATTCACCACTAGCAGAGGATATAGCTTGATACTCTTTTTCAAGTTTATTCAATTCAATTACAGAAGTTTTATAAGCTACAGTGCCTTTACCAAAAAGGGTTTGTAATTCAAATAAGGCTTGTTGATAAACAGAAGCAGACGTAGCGGCTTGGGAAAGGCTTTGTTGAGAAGAAGAAATAGCACTACTTGATTGGGCTGCTTTTTGTGCAGTCTGAGATAAGGCTGTGCCTATTATTGTCATCTGTTTTTGAAAAACAGATGCGGCATCTGTGGATGCTGTAAAATTTGAAACAAGTTGATTTAAAGCAGTGGTGAGTTTTCCAAAATCAGAAACAGTTTGAGATGCGACTTTACCTATCGATGCTATTGTCTCTTTTAATTCGATAATACCTTTTAAAGCATCAGCAACATCAGCAGTAAATTTGGTTTCGAGAACATTGTCAGGCATTACTGTCCTCCCTTAAAAAAATTAATAGACGAATAGTGTTGCATCATCTTTTTGGTCAGACGTTCTCGTTCTTCAGTATCCATTTTCTCATAATCTTTTGGATCACGAAACAAGAAATTGGACTCCTGTTTTTTTGCAACTGTCGTCTGTTGGGAGGATATATTTGAATCTACTAATTCATCATCAATTTGAATTCCATGTATGGATGCTTGTATTTTGAGTTTAAGATTTTCACGTTTAATATGAGACTGATACAGAAAAATAAGTTGATCGAATGTCAACCCACCATCTCTAAAACTTTTGAAAACAAAATCATTTGGATGTATCTTGTACACTTCACAAACAACAGCAATGGCCTCCTGAAGGCTTATCCCGGAATCGGTTCTACTTTTTTCTCCGTTTTCTTCAAGAGGCCCGTCAAGTTTTTTGACAAAGGCTCAAAATTTACTTCAATCAAAAGTTTAACAAAATCAATAAATTGTTCATTTGTGATGGTATCCAAAAAAGTATCATTTGATTCTTTTTCATCCAAAACCATTTTCAAAATCATTTGGGATTTTTCTCGAATAAAAGAAACAGCAAAGGAAATGAGACCTACAGTGTTATTCAAAACGGATAGATCTTGTAGACTGACTAAAGCATTAGTAATAATATCACTAAGTTTCAATTGATCGGAAAGAGACATAGGATATACTGTCACTTCACGCAATTCCCGAATTCCAATTTCGATTGTTCTAATTTGTGGATTCAGTTTCATCAAAATCTCTCCTTAAAAGAGTTGATGACGAGGGGTTGTCCCTCGTCATCATTGGAACATCAAATATTATCCCCAAATAATCGTACCAAGTGGTTTTGTGTTCCAAACAGCATTGCCTCCTGAAACTTCCGAGTCTGCACGTTTCGATTCAAACGTGATGGGCACCTGTGCTTCAGATTCAGATTTGAAATCCATTTCAGTAGAAGCTGAAACCTGTGCTCGTGGGAAAATAATGGTCATAGTGTGTATTCCATCAGGGAAGGTATAGACTGCTTCCATCCGAACAAAACTTGGACTTGTTCGGCCACCAAGAGCAATTTCCCCTGAATGTTCAGACAAAGACAAAGAAGTCGGATCGATACCATAAGCCAAAGACATGTTATAAGGTGTCAATTCTTTGAAGGCACACTCAAGAGCAGCCGATTCACGAATAGCTACAACATAATCTTCGAGCAGAGGAAAACCAGATTCTAGTTTATACCAATCAGTTTTACCAGAAAACTTGGTGTTGGCCAATGCACCAATAGAATCGGACGATGTCAGAACAGCTTCACCTGAAGCAATATAAGTTGCTGAAGCACCAACTCGAATTTGGGCAAGACCAAGGGCGATAGTAGAAGTATCCTTTGTTACAGGACCAGTCCTCATAATAAATCCTCCATTTTTTAAAAGAAAGGGGCATGAATATTCTTAGGACACTTTTCCTATTGCGCTTATTTTCCTATAGCCCAAAACAAAATAAAAATCAACATTAGTTTGTTATAATGGAAAAAAATTCAACACATTCCAATGACCACAACTTCTTCGTAAACATTTTATCTTCACGTTTCCATGAATATACATATCAACTGGAACGAAATTCTGTCCGTCTGGACTTTTGCCAAAGACAAAATGCCAAAGCCCGTTGTCCATCCTTTCAATGAGACGTTTCCCACATTTTTCACAACAAACAAATTTTTTATTTTGGTTCATTAGTTTGTAACCATTTTAAAAGAAATTGTTATACGCATATATTTGGACTTGTCTTGATCCGCCAGCATTACAGGACCTTCTAAACAATCATTCGTCAACAAATATCCAATAGGTACTGTTTGATTCGGTTTATCATATACAGGAATTCTTTTTCTTCCATCCAATTGTGTTGAATCGACAAAACTTCCAATTACTGTATCGGTTAAATCATTCAAATCATCCGATTCAAAATCTTCTCTGGACACACAAAAAACATCCATACTAAAATTGGACACAGTGTCCCTGTCAATTGGGTTAAACATAATAAATAACCATCTTGTAATTGTGTCATCAGGAGTCAAAAAAGAATCAAACACCAGTTGAATATGTTTCACATCATAAAGATTTTCAATAAGAAACTTTTTCATTGAAAAAACAAAGTTTGCTCTTTTAGCTGTTGGATCAAGCATTTGCACGATCCCCTTCTTCAATAAAGGAGACAATTTCCTGCAATTTCACAAAGACAGCCTCCTTTTCAATATCCTCAGCTTTTAATTTGGACTTGATAGAATTATAAACAACTAAAATATCTTTTAGTTCTCGTAATTCAAAACTAATATCCGCCATTATGGTGGTTGCATAAATTCTTTTAAGTTCCATATTCAATCATTCCATTTTTTTCTTATTCTTGCTTTTTCATTTGCAAGCATTTTTTTGAACCGATTCTCTTTAAAAGATTGAAGAGCAGGATGAAACAAAGGTCTTGGTGGTTGTGGTCCAAACTTACCTGTCGCAGGACGACCAAACTCCATGAAATAACCATAATCAGCTACAGAAACCTTTTTTGATGGATAGTCTTTTCCCCCTGGCAAAGAAAATATGGATTTATGTCGATATGGCATTACACCTTTGGCAATACTAACCGAGAATCCATTATCAGTTTTTGTAATCTCAAAATTACGATAAAGTGTTCCGTATTGTTTCCAAAAATCTAAAGGAAGTCCCCATGCCGCTTTCCATGCAACATAAATATTTGAAAGAGGATCATAGGACGCTGTAAATTCTTGACTGACAACTGCATGAACAAGGTAAGCACGAAAAGAGCCCGCTACCCTACGAAGGAAAATGTCTTTGATCTCTTTATCGAAGTAGTCCCACACCCTCGTTGTTTTGTAAACAAGGGCATCTACTTCCCTTTTGATAGACTGCATTTGGATAGACATTAGTTATGTGCTCCAAAAACCCACCCATCAAGTCCATTTGTTATTTGATCTTTATGAAGTCCAATCGGCATCCAGTGTCTATCGATTTTAACCTCTGAATGAAATAATCTTGGACACAATGTAAATTTATCAACAGCATCAATTTTGAAAAATGAAAAACACTTATATTGGGTACTCTTTATATAAAAACTAATCGCATCAACCAATTCTTTTTGAAGAAATTCATCCTTCCTCAGAATCAAAAACCAATTTTTTCCTTTGTCATAAGCATTAACTTCTTCTAAAGAATTCACAATAATTATTTTATTGGATATAGATTCTATGGATTTTTCTAAAGACTCCATATCCTCTTTGCCTGTAAAAGAATCAAAAACAAAAGTAATTATTTTCATGATTGATTCCTTATTAAAGAACAAAAGGCTTCAAACACTCTGTCAGGATGTATTTTATTAATACAAGGTTCCTTGCATCCTCTAAAATACCCCCAACAATTGGTCATTCGTTCACAATATTTAAGTTTGTCTGCTTCAAGATTTATAATTTTATTTGGATTACCAACCGGACCAGTTACACGAGCAGGACCAGGACCATAAATAACCACTACAGGCGTTCCTACAGCCCCGGCAAGGTGAGAAGGAAAAGAATCAATAACTATGGCAACCTTTGCCCGTTTCATCACATAGGCGGTCTGATTGAAGTTTAATTTCCCTCTCAAATCTAACGAAACACTTGGGCAAAACATATCATCATTTGAACCAATTTGAACAGTTGGATAAGGAATTCTCTGAACAACTGAATCCATTTCTTTGTAAGTTCGATAAAATTTATCTTGACCAGATGAATGAATAACCACGAAATTCTTTGGTAATTCATATTCAGGTTTTTCTTCTTGGATAAAAAAATCACTTGGTTGGACACCCAACAAAAGATGATACATATCTGAAAGTTTTACATCAAGACTTCTAAATTCTCCCTTTAAAATACGTTCTCCATGTGGATTATAACAAAGTTCAAAATCCTGAAAAACTGATTCACTCCAATCAATCAATTCATCGATATAAGGATTATTTTTTAATAGATCAAAATATTTAGATTGTGTCATATAAATCATCTTTTTATCAGGATGTCTTTCTCGAAGCGCCTTAAAACTTCGAGTTGTCATCAAAACATCCCCAGCAGAAGAATGTTGTGCAAAAACAAAAGCATCAGTTCTTTTTTTCTTTTTAATTATATTGGACAAAAAAGTAGTAATATTATCAGGTTGGTAAAATTCTTTGGTTTTATATGCAATGGTCTCTCGTTCTGTTCGAAATTGTTTTACGTTATCAACAGCCATCACCATAGATTCAACAATAGATGCTTCGCTGCATCCTTTTGTTTGTACCCAAGACTGTCCTTTTTTAGTCATTATCGGTAAAAACTTGGTTTGATCTGGTACAATATATTTTACGCCCGGCAGAGAATTGTAGTCATTATGGGCAGTTGTTTTTGAAATAATAGTAGGTGTCCCACAAAGTAAAGATTGGATAACTGTCCAAGAAAGACCCTCTTGATATGAAATATTCAGATAAAAATCAAAGGAGGAATAAACCTTCGGCATCATATCAAAAGACAAAAAAGACTTTGGTTCACGAACAAAAAGCACACCGTCCGGAAAATCCAAATCTTCAATATATTGCTTTAAATTATAAACACCTTCATCAAGATTAACATGAAAGTAAAGATGAACATTTTTACGAATATTGACTAACTGTCTAAAAGCAAGTAACAAAGTTTGTGGATCTTTACGAATCTGGTTTCTCGCTATAAATCCAAACAAAACAGCATCATCTTTAATTGTAGGAAAAATCCTATGTCTAATTTCAAGACGTTCTTTTTTAGACATAGGAACAAATTTATCAATATTAGTCATTGGAGGTCGGAAAAATGATAAATTCTTTAATTTGCCGTTTAAAATACTGTATCCAAATTTTGAATATACAGCCACATGATCAAAAAAACCAAGATATGTAATCCAATCTTGTCTAATATTAGGCAAGTCATAAGGAACAATGCCTATCCAACGAAAATGTTTTTTTCGTCGTAGATCATTGATCTCATCGAAAACAGCTGCATATCTCCAAAAATCAATTCCAACAAAAACAAGTGCTGATACATTGGAATTTGTTAAAACATTGATTAGTTTTTTTGTTCCCCAAACATCCTTCTCTGATCCAGAAGAAAGTATATTAAGGGGCAGAAATGTAGTTGGTGGGTTATAAGTATGGACATCACATGGGCAAAAAACTGTGGGATCAAAAACAGTCTGGTCCAATTTTTCCAAAATGGATAACATCATTAAACTATTTCCGGTAAAACCGAAAGGGTGTTCTCCTACAAATAGGATTGCATTTTTTTCCATAATTTCCCCCATTGAGGATTAGTTTATCTTGTATCATTATTAAGTATTGCTAAATCAACATCTTTAAAAACATTCTTAAAAACTTGTGAAACTTTGTAGGATTTTCCTGAATTAACTACATAACGATCACGTTCTTCAATGCCATAATTGGCAGACAAAAACAATTGACTCTTGGTTGTTGATTTATCTCCTATTGGTGGTATAGGCAAATCCTCTGGACTTAAATCATTCTCAGTCAATAAAGCATAAACATTGGTGTATTTTTGGACAAAAGTTGGAGATTTTCGCATAGTTGTTCTGTCCCAAGATTCTCCTGACATTGTCTGCAATTCACCACTGACATTACATTTGTAAAAAGAACAGTTATACTTGATTATTTCATCTTCAAAAAATATTGGTATGCTGCTTGTGGTAAGATACGGTGTACCGTGGATTGAAATCACGGTTCCTGATTTAATTTTAGATTGATAATTGATCTGTCCTTCAATAAAAAACTCACGAACAAATGGACGAGTGGCTTGAGAATTGGTTTTGTAAAAGATATTTTCAGAGCCAGAAAAAGAAAAAGAATCTTCGCCAGAATTATAAACTTGGATAGACACACTTGTGCCAAGTTCATCCAATGCTTCTTGTATATCTGGCCCAATGGTCATACAACTGCCTTATAGGTTATATCTTTACCAAGGTAATCATAAACAAAACCAGCATCAAATTTCATTCCACCACAAAGGTAAGCTGCAATCTTCGAATCTCCAAAAAGAGAAGGATTTTCTTCAATAGCTTTTTCAAACTGTTCATCCATCAATTTGATTAAGGACATATAATGATCAAATCGTTGATTTAGATTTATCTGTTCATACTTAAATTTATGAGCACTTTCCGATAGCAGATAGAAAAACAAATATCTTTTAGATCTGTTTTTCAACCACAAAATTTGAAAAGCATCATCAGTCGGAAGAGAAAACCCTGTCTCTCTAATAGCATCATTGATAGAATTATTAAAATCATTATCAACAAGTTTAGAGGACAGGGATTTAACCTCTAATTTTAACAATGTCACAAGATCGTCAAATGTCATTTACGTTTTTTGCCAATTCTTTTCTTGGATAATGACAAATCATCAGGCAAAACAGATGTGACAGAGGTTTTCTCTACTGAAGGTTCCTCTTCTGCAAAAATTCTGATGTGTTCTGAATTAAAGGCAATCTCGTCCAAAACGTCTTTCGAAAAAGGGGGATAAAGAACCTCCCCCTTGAGATAAACCTTATCTTTGAATTTCAGTGTCACAAGGAATTCACATCGACTGATTGTCTTAGCCATAAATCACCTTTACTCAACCGTGAGGATATAAACAGCATCATTTTGATAAAGAACAGGCAGACCTTTATCTTGAACACGAATATAAATACCCTCAGGGTCCCAAATTTGATTAGAATCAGCCTTCAAACCATACTGACGATTCAAACCAAAGGGAGCTCTCTTAAACTCAGCGATTTTCTGTCCTTCCACATTCGATGCAAACATCACGAACTTGTTATCATCGATGAAGTTTTTCCGCATAAAAACATAATCCTCACCAGAACGATAATTGAATGTAGGAGCAGAAGCTACAACAATAGTATTAGTCTCATTTGTTACCGAACTAATAACTCTGTCCTCATATGTTCCAGCAGAAACATCTACAAACCGAAGCGTACCACCGGCAACAAAATCCGAAGAATCTTCAACGGTAAAGGACACAGTAGAAGAGCCAGTAATTGCCGAAGTCAAATAAGACCGTGCTTCAAACTTCTCATCATAAACAAGAATGTTCGGAATGTTGAGCAAACTTGCAATAATGTTAGTATTGACACCAACAATCGGATTCCTGACTCCGCTAAACAAAGAACCATCACCGAACATGTTTTTCTGAAGAGTTTGTCGAATGGTCGTGTCATTCGCAAGATACTTTAAAACAGTAGATGAACAAATAGCGTAATCAACATTGCCGCCACAAGCATCCGAAATAACTTGCTTGCCATCCATAATATCACCAAGGATGTCTTTGTTAGTACCAGTACCCCATTTGTAATTGGCGGCCAAAGTAACCTTATTGGCATTAGGAAGTCCATAATCAACATTGATTTTGGTTCCAGAAGCAGTGCTATACGAAAAAGAACCGTCAAAAAGCATCTTTGCGAACATCCACTCTTTTCGGCGCATGGCCCGATAAGTCAATCGGGCTGTTTCCTTAGCAAGAGTGATTTTTGATTCTTGATACTGCTCTACCGTACCAAGTTGACGAATGTTGTTCAAGAATTCTTCGTCAAAATACATTTTCTCTTTCCAAAAAGCTGCTTCTGCTGAATGAGTTGCAAATCCAACAGGAGCAGTCTCAGGAGCAATTGAACCCGGTGGGACAAACGGAGTCATGCCACGGGTTCCTTCTTGGGACTCCCACTTAATAATATTGGACGGAGAATCTGTTTCAGGGAAAAGATTCATCAACTGAAGATTCGGAGGAGCGGTAAATTTGGACACAAGCCCCTGCAAAACCTCAAGCCTTAGTTCCGGAATATCACTTTGTCCTCTTGGCATAGCTGTTCACCACCTTTCTTATTTCATGTAGGCATACTGACCAAGAACAGTAATGCCGAGTGTAGATGTAGATGTAGCGTCATTGTTTTCAAGGGAAGCTCTATAAAGGACACAATTCCCAAGAATCAACATACTGTTTGCCTTCCAAGCATTCACACTTACACCAGTATCTACTGATTTCTCCAGAATTCCTACTGCTATTGTAGCACCCTCTGTATAAATATGGGCGAATTGGTCAGTTGTAAAGATGGTAGTAAGATTATTTGTTACAGTAATCATGGCTCGATTAGCAGACAGAGTAATGGCAGTAATGGCACCAAGGTTCTGAGAGGCATTTGCATTATCTACTACAACTACATCATCCCCTACTGCAAACTTATAACTGTCTTCAATCGAAATATAAATCGAAGTTTCTCCGCTCATAGTATCTGCAACAAGATATGCACGACCAGGAGCAAATTCATTTCCAGTAATTGCTGTTGGTTCATAGGGGACAAAATAGCCCTGCCGAAGTGTGGAAGCTGAAGTGTTTTTTGCCAAAATAGTCCCAGCAGGAACAACCCCAAACCCTCCAGAAAGAGTTACAGGAATTTTCAAAGCCGCATCAGGATTAGAGTAATAAAGAACCCTATAATCCGGACTTTGGATTCCTCTATTTAAACGGGGAGAATCCATATATGTCACCACCTTTCATTATTTAATTCCAATAAGAGATGCAAGTTCAATAACAGTCTGATCAATCGATGTTTTGTCACTGTTTTTAGAAAATCCAGAACCAATCACAGGGGACGCAGAAGGAATGAGTTTTTCCCAATCTGCGATTTCGGCATCAACTGCCTTGGCGAAATTTTCCACATCAAAAATTCCATCCTTAACAAAGTCTGAAGATACCACGTGTTTGGTAATTTTTTTGTGGATATTTTCACTGAGTGAGGATGCCGCAAGCTTTTGTGCCCAAATGGTTTCAGCTTTGAGGATAATTTCCCTTTCCGCACGAATCATGTCCTTCTTTTCGAGTTCAAGAACTTTCTTTTCACTCTCTTGAAGTTTGACTAAAAGTTCAGTGATATTCTTTTCCATTTCATCCTTTTTGGAAATTTCTTTGGACAATTCAGTTTTGACTTCCTCCTGAATTGCCTTTACCAAATCAGGATATTTATCCTTCAATTCTGCAATATCCATATTTACATCGTCCTCCTTTCTTTTGTGTACTTCATTAAAACTCAATTCGATTTCTTCATTCGATTTATTTACCATTTCGGACACCGAGGATGATGTGTTTTCGTCCCATCCAAACACACAAACCGATGCCTCTTTATACAAGGATTTCCTAATAATGGTACCCGGCCCCTTAAACGAATACCCATTCACCATAGTTTCAACATCATCATCGAGACGTTCAATTGATATTGGACTAATGGAAATACTTGATTGGAAAGGGAACCCTTGTTTTGATAGCGAAGAAAATTCATTTGCTGCAGGCGTATCTACAATAAAAGCTGTCTCTGGATCAATTAAAACACCTTCATTTGAAATAATAGGTTTACCAGAAAAGCCAATTTTTCGTGAAGTATCGTGATTTTCAAGAATTGGAAACTTATCTCCTTGTGCTTCAATTCCAGTCAAATCAATAACCAAATCACCCCAATACCAATGATTCTTAATAACTGCTCCTGAATAGACTTTCATATTCAGTTTTAATTTTTTGGACGATTCTTCACTTTGCTGCTCTTCCAACAATGCGAAACATCCAATATCAGAAAAATATAAAGCATTACGTGAAATCTTCTTTTTTTTCAGCATAAAATGTTCTCCTTCCTATTGGATGCTCCTATAATTAAAAATTCAAATAATGTCAAGTAGTTTTATTTTTTGGTATAATTTTCTTTTTTACAATTGGTTTTTCTTGTTCTTGAATATTTTGTTCTTGAGTATTTTGTTCTTGAGTATTTTGTTCTTGAGATTTTTGTCCAATAGAAGCAGCTGCAAGATCAGCTTCAATAATCAATTCAGGATAACGTTCATCTTCCGTTGCTTTTCTAAGACGCATCCTTCCATATCCACCAATACCAATTCTTTTTGCCAATTCAGAATTTGGAATTCCAAGAGAAGCAGACATATTTCCGTGCTTAACACCAAGCATGGCTTTTGCTCGTGCTTCCAAATCAATTGTTTCAGACATTGGATAGGTAACACCAATCAAGAATTCTGGACGTTTTTTGACTTTTTTGAAAATAGGCTTCTTTTTTTCATCGAATCCAACCGCCTCTTTCACAGAAAAAGTTTCTGGAAATTTAGTCAATTTAGATCGAAGAAAAAAAATACTCCCCCAAAAATCAAATCGTAGGAAACGATCAAAGAAAGAAACTTCATCAGAAGTTCTATCAGACATCGGGCCTCGTGAAGCCTTAACCGAGGCAAAGGTTCCATTAGATGATCCAGTTAAAACATCTTCAGGCTCATTCAAACCCGAAGCAATCATTTGCATAATATCGGTATCAGTATCAGTAATTGATGGTAAAGAGGGTGATTTAACATCAACAGTTATTCCCGGAGGAAGAACAAGAGTTCCTCCGGGTGTTTTTTTGGATAAAATTCCGGTTTTTAGTCTCTCTTCATCAGACAAAGCTGCCCATTGTTTATATGCTTTTACATCAGCAAAAGAGAATACCCAAACATAACTCCCTGCTGATTTTTTATGATCAATTTCAAATTTTTTAAGATTTTCGTAGTGATTCATCCATTCAAGTGTGGTTCTCAAAAAGGAAAAGTTTCGTTTTTGCAAAAATCCTCTATCCCAAGCAATAATAAAACGATAGTATCCATTAAATTGTTTAAATTTTCTATTTGTCGTCAGGCTATAGTCTTGACCAGTATTGCTCCAGTATGAACTTTTTTTGGCAATTGAAAGTAGATCAGGGTATCGTGCGATATTGATGCTTGGTATTTGGACAAATTTGTTTTTCGTTAGTGGTTCATCAGAAGGCAACTCAATATTATAAAATAGTGGAAATGTGGATTTAGTTGGATGGAAGATGATCCCAGAGTCGTATGAACCACATCCTTTAATCATTGTAGGATCAATAAAATCGACTTCTATGAATCCATCTTGGTGGCAGGATAAACAGAGGAACAACTCGCCTTCAATATTGGAACGTCCAACAAATTTTGGCCAAAAATTATATAATCGGTTTCTTGGATCATATTCGATTTCGTCTATTACGTCTTGAATTTCTTTAATATCAGATGTTGTTTCAAATCCAAATCCGGTTAGGCGTCCAACCAATCCCCGAACTGATGTGTTCATTTGTGGGTTTCGGCAAAATTTCTTCCAGCACTCATCTTGTAGAATACGTCGTTTTTCTGAATCGTCAGTGTCAATAGTGTCAATAAAAGAAAAGCCGTCAGGATCAGTTCCCACATCATTCGTAGAATACTGCCAGGGCATTGAGAAATCTTCTTTGGATAAATGATCTTTGTTCTTCATATTTCCTCGTTATAAGAAATTTTTAAATTCATAAGAAGTATTTTCTTATAATTTTTGATAAAAATCAAGGCATTTCATTTAAAAAAGTATTAAAATGAGGGTATTTTGACAGGAATATAATAAATTTTGATTTATTCGTATCCAAAAAAGGTATTTTGACAGGAATATAATAAATTTTGATTTATTCGTATCCAAAAAAGGTATTTTGAATAAATTTTCTGATAATTTTGAATTTTACGTTATTATTTTAATTTTTTGGATACATATCTATATTCAAAAAATCAGAATTTTTCGCATTGGTGATTATTTAATATTTTCAGTAATTTATTGGATAGTAAAAAAAGAAAATAGGGGGGGCGTTACTCGCCGTGGCAGTTGTTTTCTGTTGTATTCCTTTTTTTAGTAGGAGAATCAGAAAACAAGCACAGTAAAAATTATAACCTTCCTGTGTTACGAAAATTAAACTCCAAATCCATAACACAGAGGTAACTTATCTTTCGCTTTATCAGGCGTGAATTAAGTACGGCTCACCACACCGCCCGTGCCGAACACTAAAGTAGTCGGCTACTTCGACTGTAAAAGCATGAAGCAAGTACAGTCTATTACTGCCACGTATGAATAGCCTGTTTATCCCCGAAGGGAGTCAGCCCCCTTTAACATCCAAGACCACGAAAGCAAAAGTTTTATTTACCCTCCACCAATATATTTAAAACTTTTAAATAAAACGGTCGGAATATTAGATGGGTACAACCTCCGTTTTGGCACTACAGACTTTTAAAAAAGGGTTTTTACCAACATATCAACTGCCTTAAACACCAAGCAGACGGTAGGGATGTTAGGCATGTTTAACCACCGTTTTGGTACAAACTTTTCAATTTTAGTTTTCAGTTTTAGTTTTCAGTTTTAGTTTTCAATTTTAATTTTCAATTTTAATTTTCAATTTTAGTTTTCAGTTTTAATTTTCAATTTTAGTTTTCAATTTTAATTTTCAATTTTAGTTTGTTGTTTTTATTTTATTTTTTCTATTAAGAATTTTCTTGTTGAGATCAGCATTCTCATATTTCAAAACAAAAGTCAAGGGATTTCTTCAAAAAACCATCAATAAGTTCCATAAAGTTTTTCTTTCTGATAATAATTCCCAAAATCTTTGTTTGAAAGGTTCCTACTTCGAAAATTATATGAGGTTAAGTTTCTTCCACCATACAAACACCACATCAAAGAAAAGATAGTATCATCTTGGACACCATGAGAATCATTTTTCTCTGGACTTCCAAACCATTTCTTATTTTGATCATGATCGAACATCAAAAGTTCTTCAGTGAGAATATTATCAGTTTTTGTTCCTGGAACATATAATTTTGGACTCTTGAATCTGCCTTGGTGAATAGAAAGGAAAAGTTCTTTAAATGCTTCTCTTTGCTTGTCATAGGTTGGGAACACGTGTTCAAACATAATTCCCTTTTCTTCTCCCCAATTCAACATATCCCATGAACCATATCGTTCACTACACAGAACATCAATGCCATCAAGTAGCCAATGAACTTCTTCAAGATAATCTTTTGCAAGATCAAGAGAATTGTCTGGAACTGCGAAAACTCCAACAAGGAAATAAATATATCTTGGATTCAAAAGATCGATGCTTGAAACTAAATGAGGATTGGTTCGGCTATTCGGTAAGCCCTTGGCAACCACTGTGACGACACTTCTCGCTCTTATATGCTTAGCAAAAGGATCTGCCATGTCTAAACCAGCCAGTATAGCAAAATCAGTCTGAAAATGGTTTGAGAGCGTCATCAATGCATCCAATCCTATTGGTTTCGGTTGTGAAAAGCTGTCACAAAGTTTGTAAAGTTTATCCATTGGCATCAAACGTGATTCCAAATTTTTAATCTTGTTTTGAAGTATTGTTAAATTTTTATTAAACTCATGCACCGAAGTAATCTTGTTTTGAAGATTATCAATGGCGATCATTGCGTTTTTTCGATCATTCAATATCGATGTTACCACTTCATGATTTAATTCAGTGTTATCTGCTCCAAGAAATCCAATTTCATCAACTATTTCCTTTGTGAAAACTTTTTGACTACTGGCTTCCCACAAATTTTGGAAATAACGTTCAAACTCACCAAAGGGAAATTTAGAACGATAATCTTCTAACTGAGCCTGATCCATGTTCGGATTCCAATAATCTTCCTGCTGACCTCTCAGGCTATATCTATAAGAAAAATATATTGTGGTGGTTTTTTGCATCAACCAACTAATATATAATTTATAAAGAATATGATCTTTTGAAGATACAGTAGAGTCAATAACACCAAGGGCATTTGGGATATTACGAATGGAACCATCAAGTTGAACAAAAAATTTGGGATTTTTCATATCAAAAATTTCAGAGAAAGTATATCCAGTAATATTAGACACAATACCAGAAAATGAAGATATAGAACGAATAATACTTTTTACATTTCCATTCCTGTCTGTGAGTCTGATTTCTTTCTCTTGAATATTTTTTTGACCACCTACCATATCCAACAAAGCAGGAGAATTCAAAATAATATCTCTCATAATATCAAAATGCACGAATTTAACCTGATCCTTGGAGTTTGCTCCAAGCATAATTTGTTGCCGTGGCCAATTAAAAAACTTCCAAAGTTGGATAAGACATGCTGCAAGAGAATTATGTGTAACTGTAAAATCACCTCGAACATATCTACCGTTACCATCCAACATAAATCCGTAGTATTCTTGTTTTCCAACAGATTTAATTTCTTTAATGTTGGATAAGAGAATATCTTTGTTCATTCTTCTTGAAGAAACAACTTTAAGTCTTGTTGGAATAACAAAATAGTCCCCTGAGATTCCAATTCTATAATATTCTCCTTCAAAATTTAATTTTTTTATTCTTCCAATAATTTTTGTTGCCTCTGCATAGAAACCAAGAGATCTTGCAAGAAATAGGATATCATCACAAAGAACTTTTCTTTTGGTTATGATACAAAAAAATTTTCTGTTTAAACAACTATCACTATCGATCAATCCAGCAAGCAACTTCATTCTGTTTTCTCTGGAATTGATTTTATATTCTTGTGGAATATGTTTGTTTTCAATAAGATTATATTCTCTTAAAAGGTTTAATAAATGATTTTGTTCTTGATGATCATTTTCAACAATAGAATAGAGTGTCTCCTTGGTTGTTTTTATCTTTTTTTGAACAGATACAGTTTGTTTAATTTCTTTTGCATACCATTCTATATATTCAACAATTTCTTTATTCATGGTTGTGATAGAAGGATATGTAGAAACTCTATCACCAAGCCATAGTCCAAGAAAATAAGGATCGATTTTTAATTCTTGTTCCGGAAATTCTATTGGAATTCGAAAGAGCATGTGGTTATTTTTAAAATAATTGGACTGTTTTTGGAAATCATTAACAGAAATATCTATAATTTTGCCATATTCTTCATTTTTTTTAAAAATACTTGTCTTATGTCTAACATTTGTTTTTTTCTTTAGGGATAGAACATGGTCCCCTGTGACAAACAAAGATTCTCCTCTATTTGGCTTAATCTCAAATAATTCTTCCTTCCCATTTTTAAGAGATAAAACTTTACGTGGTGTGTTATCATCCCCCATGAGAAGGTCTCCAATGGCAACATCTTCTACTTTTTTGACAGTACCATCATACATCAAAACTCTGCTGCCCTTCCGTTCACACTTAGATTCACCTCTTTGCCAGCAAAGAATAATCAATCTATGCTTAAATCTATTATCTTTCATCTGAAGAGCTTCACGAAGTGCTTCTTTTACATTTTGCCAAAAATCATTTGGACTTCTATTTGTTCTTGGATTCTTCTTTTTAGGAAGATTTCTCAATGGACACCAGGAAGCCACGTCTGATCCTTCCTGATAAATGGAAATATAAACAAAATCCTCACACCATTTTACAAACCCTTCCCATCCATTTCTATACTGAGCGATTGAGACTGGAGAAATATTCTTAATTGGATCAATTCTGCGCTTCAAGATTTTGGACATTGGTCCCACCTTCTATAACTTCATAGTAAGATTTTCCATTGAAGAATCCAACTTGTTCCAATGGTCTCCTTTTAGCATTTGGAATAGAAACATCGAATCCAATTGTGTGCCAGGTTTTTTCGATTAATTGGATAGTGTTCCTAATTTCCTTGAACAAGGGAGTAACTTTTGCAGTTCCGGTTACAGAAACTCCAACAACATCGATAGTGGAAAATTCCGCCATTTTCAATCTGCAAAGAATCTTGTATAATGGTATTAAGTGCATACCAATTCTATAGGCAATATCCTCCGTCATTGGACTTGGATAATTTCGGATTATCATGTCCAGCACGGAGGACATATAGGCAAAAATCACTTCACATTTTTCTGGTTTCTCCCCACTCAAAAAATAATCGCAAATAGAACTGCATCCACAATGTTCTGGATCACAAGCATTTATAGCGTTCCAATAAATCATTTCTCTGATGATAGTCTCACCAGATTTGGATATAGTACCAAGTTTTCTATGTCCAATAATTGCATTTCTTTTCATAACACCTCTTTTTTGGATAAACATTTCAAATTGAAAAACGAATTAAAGTTTCTTATAAAAAAATGTATCCAATTCATCGAGTAATTGGCTAAGTTCGTCATTACAAGGATAGTTCGTCCGATAAGTTTTGATAATGTTCCTAAGACCATAATTCAAACCGTATTGAATTCTTTGCTTATTTACAGACTGAATTTTATTAAACTTCGTTTCCTTGTAATATTTTTTCATAAGAATCACCTCCTTTGGGATTAAAATAATGTATTTACATATCCAAGTCAATAAATATTGCCTATAATATCCAAAAAATGAATTTTAAGACAAAACGGATTCTTTCATGGAACAAAATCTGTTTTCCTATGAAATTAATCATATTTTCCTTGTAGTTATCCAATTTATGTGCATGTAATAAAATCAAGCACTTACAAATTCCGTAATTCAAATTGTCATTTTCTTTCTCATTTTTAGAGAAAAGAATAACTAACTGATTTATTTGAAAATAAAGAAATTCCTTCCGTATGTGAGAATTGAGATTCGGAAACCCCATTGTCATTTTTTACTGTATCCAACAAAGATAAAACTAAAAAATTTATCAAAAGCCCTTATTATTATCACATCCAACACATATTTTCCTCAAATAAAATAATAAATTATCCAAAAGTATTTCTTTTTGCAAAGAACTCAAGTAATTTCTGCAAACTCAATCATTATTCAAAATTAAATTCAAGAAATTCTCAAAATAATAAAAAATAATAATAAAATTTAATTTCAGAATAGAATTTTTCAATTATCCTGAACTAATAAAATCAATAACTTACAAAAACATAAATTAAACCAAAAATAGGATTGTATTTTTCCAGACAAAATTTTCTAAAAAATTAACTAACTGATTTAATTGAAAATAAAAAAATCCCACCGTATATGAAAAGAAAAAGCAACGAAACAGATTGTTATTTTCTATTCCATATCCAATAAATTAAAACAAACCCAATTCATTAAATTTCCTTATAATTCCCACATCCAACTACATCTAAATAAATTTCTAATATCCAAAATAAAACAAGAAAATCAGGAATAAATTTATCAAAATTCTCCCATAGTAGACCATATCCTTTTTTAGCACAAATTTTAAAGAACAAAGGAATAAATTCCCCCATGTCCAATAAATTAATTAAAAAGAATTGTCTAACAACCTTTTCCAATTTAAAGAACCCTACAAAGAATAAGACCTAGCCACAAGGCTCTCAGTAAGTCTGAACACCATTTTCTTGCAAGAAACTCAATCCTTAAAAACAAAAGAATTTCCTATATCCAAAATAAAATCAAATTTAATAATAAATCTAATAAAAATTTGTATCCAACACTATCAAAAATATTATTAAAAAGAAAAATAAAGAGAAGTGTAGGGAAGAGTTATATAGAATATATTCCTCTGTACATATTCTTCTATTGTATATTTTTCCTTTTCTTTGCAATAGAAGAAAAAACTCTCCCCTATATAAAATTCTGTATCATATTCAATAAAGTTTCTGTATCCAACAAAGATTTTATATTTCTCCACATAAAAAATTATAGTTAAGTGCCTTGTATCATATCCAACAAAAACCTAAAGGATTACACAAAAAATTATAATAGATTATTTTATATCATATCCAATAAAGTTTCTATGTTCGATAAAGTTTCTGTATCCAACAAAAAACTTAAAGGATCACACAAAAAATTATAATAGATTATTTTATATCATATCCAACAAAATTTCTGTATCCAACAAAAACTCAAAGAATCATATAAAAAATTGTGATAGATTGTTTTGTATCATATCCAACAAAGTTTCTATGTTCGATAAAATTTCTATGTTTGATAAAGTTTTTGTATCCAATAAAAAAATCTTAAAAATCACATAAAAAATTGTGATAGATTGTTTTGTATCATATCCAACAAAGTTTCTATATTTGATAAAGTTTTTGTATTCGATAAAGTTTCTATATTCGATAAAATTTTTGTATTCAATAAAATTTCTATATTTAATAAAGTTTTTGTATCCAACAAAAAAACCTTAAAAATCACACAAAAAATTATGGTTAGGTGCCTTTTTCCAAGTCACTTTTTTGTCTATACTTAGAACATAGGGGGGGATATCCGATCTACAGATAACTATGAATAATCATAATCATATTGTTATTGCTACTGCTACTGCTATTGTGATTGTATCCAACCGTTGGATACGGAATATATTCCGTATCCAATAAGTATTAATCTTCATCTATTAATTATATATTACTACTGCTACTGCTACTGCTATTGTGATTGTATCCAACCGTTGGATACGGAATATATTCCGTATCCAATAGACATTGATTTTCATTTATTGATTATATATTGCTACTGCTATTGTGATTGTATCCAACAAGTATCGATCTTCATCCCATTGACCATGTATTGCTATTGCTATTGTATCCAATAAATATCGATCTTCATCATTAATTATATATTACTATTATTGCTATTGTATCCAACCGATGGATACGGAATATATTCCGTATCCAATAGACATTTGTATCCAACCGATGGATACGGAATATATTCCGTATCCAATAGACATTGATTTTCATTTATTGATTATATATTGCTACTGCTATTGTGATTGTATCCAACCGTTGGATACGGAATATATTCCGTATCCAATAAATATTGATCTTTACCATTGACTATGTATTATTACTGCTACTGCTATTATTACTGATACTGCTATTACTATTATATCCAACCGATGGATACGGAATATATTCCGTATCCAATAAGTATTGATCTTCATCCCATTGACTATATATTGCTATTGCTATTGTATCCAATAAGTATCGATCTTCATCATTAATTATATATTGTTACTGCTATTGCTATTGTATCCAACCGATGGATACGGAATATATTCCGTATCCAATAAGTATTGATCTTCATCATTGACTATTACTATTGTACATATACTTTTGGATATAATAAAAAGAAAAACTTGTAAAATCAATTACATAACAATCAGCAATTTTTTTGTATTGCTATGAAAAATTTATAATTTTTAATCCGTTGAAATCTTTTGGATAGAACATTTTGCAAGATGAAAAACAAAAAATCTTCACCCTTAAAATTATAATTTCACATCTTATCAATTTTGCTTTTAGTATATTAAAAGGTAAAATTAAATATGGATAAAAATATTTTTCCAAAACTTATACAATATCTGTAAATTTAAATTCAATAATAACACCATATGATTTTTATAATCTTTGTTTCAACAAATATAAATTTTTTTACACTCGGTATTAATATTTCCAATTTAAAAAAAATAAAATTTCTTCCAAACAAAATATGTAATCAACAAAAAACATGATAGCGTAATTTTTAGATTATTTTAATAAATTATTTCATTTTGGCAAAACTAAAATATTAAATATAGCACAAATTTTTAGAGGTTTTACAATATTAAATCATTATCAATTCTTTTTAAAAACATATTTCCAAAAAATTGCAGACTATTTCAATTAATTTTAATCATATTCCTGAAAACAGCTTTCAACCAATTTAATAAAATAGCAACCAATTTAATAAAATGACTTTCAATCAATTTAATAAAACAACTGTAAAATAGCTTTCAACCAATTTTCAATCAATTTAATAAAATAGCAACCAATTTAATAAAATAGCTTTCAATCAATTTTCAACCAATTTAGTAAAACAACTGTAAAATAGCTTTCAATCAATTTAATAAAACAGCTTTCAAATTATTTCAAACTCAATTTGCAATTAAAACATTTATCAACTTAGCAAATTTAGAAATCAATTATTTTCTGGCTTTTTCTGAAATTTCAACAGTCTTAAACAACATTAATAAATCGATTTATTTCATTTAAATTTATAGCGCATTTTTTATTACATATTTGAAATTAAATAGGTTATTTTTAAAATTCTCCAAGAATTTCAAATATATAAGTCCCATTCCCTATTACAGTTTTAAGGTTATCATCATAAATCACCGATTTTATTGGATTTCACTGATTATATGTCTTTATTTTCATAATCCAAAATTTTGTTTTTTTGTTCAATGTATGAATTTTATCAAATGATTTTAGAGACTTGTCTTTATTCCAAAATTTAAAGTTTTGGAAATTTTTTATTTTCCCCCATATCCAAAAAATAACAATTTTTATAAAATCTTGATTTTATGAGATAAACCATTGTTTTTATTAAATAAACCTCTATTCTACGATCTAAATGAGGTTGCTTCATTTTTCGTAAAAATTTTTCTTGACTTTCTCGTTTTGGCTTGATATATTATAACCAAAACAAATTAATCTTGCCAGAGAAAGGAGAAAAGGGGTAGAAGCGGAAGGCATCGTGAAAGAAGTATATTTACATCACACTACATTATTTAAAGGAGGCAATATGCGAACGACTCGAAAAGCAGTATTAAATCTAATCGAAGCTCTTGATCCAGATCATCAAAGCTTAGGTTGGCCCGATCCCATCAAATGGGACGGGCGACCACTAAAAGAAATGGCCGAGGACATGATTGTCTTGGCCGAAACAGAAATACGTGATTTTTTCTCGCCGCCGGAGTGGTGGACGGAAAGGCAACGTCGCCTCGTAGAGGCGCTTGTTGCCTTAACTGGGGAAAAATATTAGACTTTGCTCTATGAGGGCAAGGTCAACAAAACTTACAAACACCACTAGTATCCAATCTATATATATAATATATAGATTGGATACTTAATATTCATTGAACGAAAATTTCATATGACATCCATCATTTATTCAAAAACAAACAAAAAGGAGGTAGCGATGAAAAAAAAGATGTGGACCATCCATGAATATGCAGGGGACTTTACCCTTGGCCCCTGTACCAAGTCTGAAGCCATTGATCAGCTTATTGCTGAGCTTCGTACTGGTGATGAAGAAGAGACAATTTTTTGGAACATTGCAATGACATCTGAGGATGGTGATGAGTTCGAAGAGTTTATCACCATCGATCCAGTGGAACCACCCTGTGAAGGTGGAAGTCACGATTGGCAAGAAGATGATGTTGTTGGACATGGTGGAGGAGTGATTTGTACCGAAGTATGTACTAAGTGTGATATGCGTCGAATAACTGATACCTGGGCGCAGGCATCAGGTCGACAAGGGTTGACATCAATTAAATATGTAAGGGAGAAATTATGCTAAAAACTATACTAACAATCATTTTCTTAGGATTTTTCATTCTGTCCAAAACACACTAGGAGAGAAAATTGCCAAAACAAGACGGCATTGTTCAATGCCGTCTACAACTTGAAAGAAAAGACATGATATTAGGGATTTTACAAAATAATTCTTTTAGAATCTTTCATGGACAAGAACGAGAAGTGTTTTCTTGTCTAAAGAAAGAAGGACTTATTCCTGAAGTCGATATCGTATTATATAAATTGGACACACGGGACGGATGTTCATACCATCCTATCCAAATATGGAACAAAGGATGCTGGTGTCCAATATAAATACACACCCACTAGTATTCCAGTATCCAATATTAGTAAAAACTCAACTATAAAACCGTATTCTTGTCAACAGGAACCATTTGAACGAAAACTCAAGAACCACATTTAGTATTTGAACGAAAACTCAAGAACCACATTTAGTATTTTATTCCAAACTTTTGTTAACGAAGTTTGCAAAAAAATATGAATCTATTATTGACAGAACTAAAATTTATTGATAGGAAATGAATCAGGTTTTTCAATCAATTTCTAATTGAAGGAGAATACAATGAATCTTGATGAGATTTATAAAATTTATGATGTAATACAAATCTTAAGTTTAGATCCAACAGAAAACCTCAAAAAAATCAAATCAATTCTACAACAAAATAATATTTGTACCGATTTTAACACATCCAATTTCTCAAATTTATATTTAGATTTTCTTTTTGAAAAAAAAATATATTCAGATTATCGTTTGTTTATCTTGGGACAAATTCCTTCCATTCAGAAACTTCTGTTCGATTTTTCACAAAACAGAACCCATCCCTTAAACAAAAGAGAAGATAAGCTTTTTATTGAAACAGTGACCAATAAAAAATTTTTGTTGGATCATGTGGTTGACTACTTTTTTGGATACAAAACAAAAAAATGGAACAATAGAATGGAATACACTTATCCCGAAAATAAAACCAAAGAAACCTATCATTTTGTCAGAGAATGGGGAATCGATTGTGTAATTTGTCTAATATTGGATAAAGTAAAAACAACTAAACTATCGGATAATGAATTTGATAATCTAATAATACAAAAATTGGATAACGGTTTTATTTTGAAACTAAAAAAGAACGTATTCAAACAATTTAAAGAACTTTATCATAATTGAAAAGGGAGATACAAAAATTGGATATAATAATAAGTGGATTTGAATTTAAAGAACTTAAATTAGGGATGTTTCCAAAACTTAATCTTAAACAATTAAATCAGAGTGTTTTCAACAAAATTTGGAAATTGGAAATGCTTTATATTGAAAACGAAAAACAACTTTTGGATAAAAACTAAACCATTTTTGGATAAAAACTAAACCATTTTTGGATAAAAACTAAACCATTTTTGGATAAAAACTAAACCATTTTTGGATAAAATGATTTTAAAACCAAAAATACTTAAAAGATTGATATTAAATTTATTTGGATAGAATGCAGAAAATATTGAGAAAGAATCCCTGTTTAAAACTAAAATTGGATGAAATTTTACATAATTTGGATTTAATAATTATCCAAAAAATTTAGACTTCGTAGTAGGATGTCTCTTAGATCAAGAATTGGATACGGAGGGATAAAAACACAAAATAAAGTATTATGTAATTGAGCTTAATCCAAAAAATGTAACTAAATAACCAATATTTTTCCAACTTTATCCAAAAATAATATTATAGGGGGAATGAATGAAATGGAATGTTACCTTTGTAAATTTTATACAAAAAAATTTTGTACAAAATTGGACAGATTCGTAAACAGAGAATCCAAAAAATGTAATGGATTTATCCTAAATACAACCATAATTTGTATTAATAATCAATATTTCTTAGATACAGAAGCTTGTATAGCAAGACAAAAAACTCATAAATGTAAATGTAAATGCAAAACAGGTACACTAATCAGGCAGTTTATTGAACAAGGTAAACACAAAGCCATAATAAAAAGGAGAAAATCATGTCGAGAAACACAGCAGCAGCCGAAAACCTCAGCAATGCCTATAACATCCTTTATGGAAACGCCTTCATTGAATTTTCAGAAATCAAATATGACTACCAAGCCTTCAATCAAGAAAAAGCAGTTCTCGAACGAGACAAATTCGAAAAAGGTCTTACCAAAGAGGCAAAGGAAGTGATTGATATTATTATAAATTGTCCGAATGAATTATTGGAAAATGTTGACAAAGGGGGATTATCTTGGAATAAATTTGTTAAGTTTCTTTACACCAAAGGTTGGACAGACTATCGTCTTAGAAAAATAAACAAGGAAATCAAAAGCTTTCTTAATTGGAGGAATAATGAATAAATTAATTAGGGTTGAAAAATTGGATGCTATTATGTCCAAAATAAGTATAGATGATTGGAAGGCAATCGAACCCTGTCTTTCTTACAAATCTTTTTATTACAGACAAACAAGATTTCATAAGGAACGCGTTGATTACATTAAGAAATGTCTCATTTATCAAAAAGGAAGGTTTGTCTATTTTTATTCCGGGTATTTGCCAAGAATAAAAAATTATTTGGAATCGAGACACAAAGAATTACAGATATATGAAGAAGAACCCATTGATTTTTCCTTCAATTCCAAAAAAGCGGTAAACTTATTCAAAAGACATGGTATCCAATTAAGGGATTATCAAATTGAATTGATTGAAACCGGTCTGTCCAATCGAAATGGAATTATAAAAGCAGTTACAGGAACAGGAAAATCTTATATCATTCTAGGCATGATTGAAAGCATATTGGATACAAATAACTTTCTTATTTTATGCCATAATTCTTCTGTAGTTACACAGCTTTATAATCAGGTGAAAACATTCTTTAGAAAAAAAACATGTTTAAAATTCACAGGAGACACATCAGTTGAATTAAAACAAAAAGATTTCGATCAAAATATCATAATTGCAACTATCCAATCCTTCGTAAAAGTTCCACCGGAGTTTTACATTGATTATTTCTTTGCTGTTTTTGTTGACGAGGCGCATAGAGTTAGTTCAATTGATGGTCAATATGGTTTTGTTTTATCCAAAATGCTTGCACCCATTAGAATTGGATTCACTTCCACACCGCCGGAACAAGATGAAGCAAAATTTGCCTATGAGGGCTTGTTAGGGCCAATCATAGGGGAATTGCCCATGGAAGAAGCCATTGATAAGGGTATTATTGCAAAACCTGTTATAAAGCTTATCAAGGCCAAATTCCCACCCCATCTAAAAGAGCTCAGAGACTATTACAAAGTATATTATGAAGGTATTGTATCCAACGAAAGCAGAAATCATCAGATTTTGGACATAGTGCAAAAAATAATCGATTCTAATCAAACTGTTTTAGTCTTTATAAATAAAATAGAGCATGGGGAAAATTTAGCAAAGATTGCTTTTGAAAGACATATTGATCTAGTGTTTATTCAAGGTTCTTCATCCAACGATATTAGGGAAAGGGTAAAAAGGGAATTAAATGCAGGAGTTATAAAAGCTGTTATTTGCACAACTGTTTGGAAAGAAGGCGTTGATATCCCTAATCTGCAAAATATCATAAATGCAGGAGGAGGAAAGTCTGAAATAACAGTTTTACAGTCAATTGGACGTGGTCTAAGAAAAACTTTGGAAAAAGAAACCGTAACGATTTATGATTTTTTTGATTTAGGTCATTATTATCTTGTTCTTCATTCAGGTGAACGCATAAGTATTTATTTCGAACAGGAATGGCTATGATAAATCTTAGCTCAATCGATATTATCGAATATTTGGATACAGTAGGAATTCAATACACAATGCACGGGAAAAATGTTTCACAAAATTGGATAGGTATTCAATGCCCCTTTTGTGACGATAAATCGAATCACCTTGGCATTAACATTAAAAGCAAAGCTTTTTCCTGTTTTAAATGTGGCACCAAAGGAAATATAATTAAATTAGTGCAAGAACTTGAACATATAAATTGGATACAGGCATTAAATAATTTACAACAGTTCTCAAAAACAGTTATCCAATTCAACGAAAAGATTACTGCTGTATCCAATTCCTTTCCAAAGATGAATAAACTTGGTAAAGTTCATAAGGAATACTTATCCAACAGGGGACTTGATCCTGATTTTATGGAAAAAAAATACGCTCTAAAATCAGGAGCAAATTTCACAAAATATCAAACAAGGTTAATTATTCCTTTTTTTGAAAAAAAGAGAATGATCTCATTTACAAGCAGAGACGTGTCCAATTCTATTGAACCAAAATATTTACATCCATCAAGAGATGAGGTTATCTTGGTTCCAAAAGACTTAATATTCAATATTGATTCGGTAAAGAATTCTTGTATTGTAACAGAAGGTTGTTTTGATGTATTTAAAATTGGAGACGGAGCAGTTGCTTTATCTGGAACGAAATACACACAAAGGCAAGTTTCTTTGCTCTCCAATATTGAACGAGTTTTTATTTTGTTTGACCCTGAACCTATGGCACAAAAACAAGCAGGTAGATTATGTAAAGAATTATCATTTCTGACACACTCAGAGGTTATTTTACTTGATATTGATCGTGATCCGGGAGATATGACGGCTTCGGAAGTAAAAGAGCTTAGAAAGGAACTTGGGTTATGAAATGGTTTCTATCAAAAACAGAAGGTAATTTCCTGAAAAACAAATATTGGATAGGTTTCCAAAATTTAAAGACTCACGTAAAATTTCAAAGAAAGAATTGGATAGATGGAGGGAAGCATGCGATTCAAAAAGCAAGCCATCAATTTAAAGTATAACCCAGCTTTGGTAAAAAATAATTTATTGCAGATTTTAATTAAGAATAAATTTGGAACCCAAGCAAAATTTGCAAAAAAATTAAAACTATCACAAACTATGGTGAGCAGACTTGTTCACGGTTATGTTCCGAACGTAATGTTTGCTTTGAAATTATCCAAATTATTTCAAATCAAAATAGAGGAACTATTCAATGGCATATCTTATTCAACGAAAAGGGATTCTAAGAAGAAAGTTGAACAAGGGAATTCAAATAACCCTGGAAAAAGAAAAACACAAAAAGAAAATGAAAAGGCTGGAGGAACAAAAACAAAAATTGGATAAGATCAAAAATAGTAAGATGTATCCAATTTTTGAATCTTTCTATGATGGAATTATAAAACCAGCACAAACAACAAAAGGGTTTTATTGGGAATTAAGATCGTTTGATTCAATGGTCCGTAAGCTCAGGATGGCATTAACAGGCAGATTATTTGATACAACAAACACACCGGAAGAATTTCAAAGCCTATTAGGCGAGAAATTCACTATTGACGACATAATGAAAGCGATTGAAATACATAAACTTGCTTTGCAGAAACAATATTATCCAAAAAATAAAAAGATAATGAAAATTCATTTAGATTCCTTTATTCTAAATGAATTTTCAAAATCATACATGACAACAAGTTTTTTGTCGTATTGGACACTATTTGATCCAAAAATGGTGGTTGAACGAATCAATTCAAACAAAACACAATTATTGGATACATTGATATTGAAATATAAAGAAGATATACCTATCCAAAAACAGAATAAAATACTTAAAACCCTTGAATTGATAGAGGAAGACATACTAAGTCTCAAAACGAGTATTATATATCCAACAACACTTGAAAAATTCTTTGAAGATTATCTTAAAGAATTTGGATTATACCCTTCAGATATTGCAACCTATGATTTCAGGAAAAGATTCGTACAAAACTATAGGGAAAGATTCACAATATGAAAATAAACAGACTGAAATTGGATACGTCAGTTGAAAAAAGAATCCTTGCTGGTTTAATGGTTTCTAAAGATTTTTTGGATAAGGTCTATCCAATTTTGAATTTAAATTATTTTGAAACTCCACATATGAAATCTTTAGTACAACTTGCATCCAAATTTTATGAAACATATTCACAACCACCTTTAGATCATATCAAAGAAATGGTTCTTGGAGAATTTCATGATAATGAATCATTGGAACCTATGTTAAAAATTATAGAAGATATTTTAGCTTTGTACAAAACAGGGAATTTTAACATCGATTACATGGTGGATCAAGCTATTGCGTTTTTTAAAAGAAAAGAATTGGAAATAATAATATCCAACACACAAATATTATTGGATAGGGGAGAAACAGAAAAAGCAGAAAGAGAAATATCGTCGTTCCATAAGATAATAAAGCCAACTTTTGAAGAATCCGATTTTATTTTTTCAGACTCAGCAATAATGTCGATCAATAATATTACGGATGATGATTGCTTGCTGAAAATGCCAAAGGACTTTGGCAACTTTATAGGAGGATTAAATAGAGGGTGGCTTGTTGGTATCTCAGGGCCGTTTAAGAGAGGCAAAAGCTGGTTATTGAATGAGTTTGCTGCTATTGCCTCTCTTTCCGGTTTGAGAGTGGCTTATTTCTCTTTAGAAATGGGGGCAGTCGACGTAAGAAAAAGAATTTACCAACGATTGACTGGAACATCCGATAATTCTGGCATTATCCAATTTCCTTGTTTCGACTGCCAAAAGAATCAAAAAGGCTCATGTACAAAGGATATCAGAACAAATAAATATAGGTTCCCTGGAGCATTTAATACCAAATCCAAATATAAAGCTTGTTCAGCATGTAAAAACATTGTAGAAGAAAGGGGTGATTACGAATTATGTGTTTGGTTTGAAAATATTGAAGTCCCACAAATCTCCACCGCTATTGTCCACGAAGCAATAATCGCTTTGAAAAAAATTGGAAAAGCAAATATCTGGTTAAAAACAAAACCAAGATTTTCTGCTTCTGTTGGAGATATTGAAGCAGATTTAGATGGGTTGGAAATATCCAATAATTTTATTCCTGATGTTATTATAGTCGATTATGCCGACATTCTTCAAGCAGATGATAAATCTTTGACTGGTGTCCAAAAGGAAGATGAAGTCTGGATGACACTAGCAAGAATGGCTACAAAAAGAAATGCTCTTGTTATCACAGCAACACAATTAAATAAAGATTCCTTGGCTGCCAAGCAGATTAGCGCATCACACACAGCGCGTTGGATAGGGAAATTGGGCCATGTTGACGCAATGTTTGCACTGAACCAAACCCCTGAAGAAAAATTGATTGGTGTAATGCGTATATCTATTTTAGAGCATAGGCACAAGCATTTTATTGAAACTCAAAATTGTTATTTGCTGCAAAATTTATATGTAGGGCAGCCACATTTGGATTCATATATGGAGGAAATAAAACCATGAGACAAATCAAGCCATTTATTTACTTTGGCGCAAAAAAAGTAACAGATATCGGAATAAATTGGAACTTTGCTGAAAGCTATGAACACGTCAAGAATGTTGTAGTAGATTATCCAATTTCAAAATTCAAAAAAAAAGGATTATATATTTTTGGAAACGCAATATATCCACCAATTATTTCAAATAAAGTTCTTGGGTACATTCTTTGGTATAATAAGTCTAATTTTCTTGGAAAAGAATCTATATCAGCTTTTAATGGGCTTAATTGTGAATTAGTTTTTGAAATATCCAAACAAGATCAGTTTCAAAATGCTGTTGATGATGCTCATGCTATTGTTCTTGAAGGATATGTCGATAAAGTGACACTGTTATTTAATTCAGCAAATGCATTCGATAAAAAAATGGTACGAAGCGCAGCAGTTGATGATTTTCAGCTTGTTATAAAAAGTTCCCCTGGGAAAAATTATCAAAATTGTCCCACCGACTTTATCGGAAACTGTAGTATAATTTAATTGAAGTCAACGAGTAGTAAAAACAAAATAATTCAAGAAAGGGAACGAAATGAAACCAATTAATGAAATAAGTTTAATAGAAATGCGGGGAGTAATCAGGGATTTGAATGTTGCTTTAACCAAGCAAGGTCAGCACAGAATCAAAATTACCGGTGAAATAAGTGATGTGTTGCAGGGGTTTACTGAGGCTGTTGAAAACTTTTCGGATCAAGAAAACCTGCCTGAGTCTGTTATTGATTTTTACAATGATTTATACGAAGACGAACAAGAATTGGATACAGAAAACGAACAAGAATTGGATACAGAAAACGAACAAGAATTGGATACAGAAAACGAACAAGAATTGGATACAGAAAACGAACAAGCTGTTGAAAACTTTTCGGATCAAGAAAACCTGCCTGAGTCTGTTATTGATTTTTACAATGATTTATACGAAGACGAACAAGAATTGGATACAGAAAACGAACAAGAATTGGATACAGAAAACGAACAAGAATTGGATACAGAAAACGAACAAGAATTGGATACAGAAAACGAACAAGAATTGGATA